TCGTGTTAACTATCTTAACTAGCGTTGCTTCTGGTACAATCTTCTGTTTATCCTTTTGAGATGTGCCTACTTTAGGTAAAACAGTTTTACTTTTCTTTGATTTAACTGATTTCTTTTTTGTATCATCAGCTTTATCAAGAGCCTCTCCTACAATTGGATCACCTTTGATGAATCTACCCGCTTTACCAAATGCACCTGATATTAAACTGCCACCTAATCCATATTGACTCGATGCTTGCTCTTTAATATCGTTAAAAAATTTGATAAAGGGTTCAGGAATAGATGTTCCATAGTTTTTCATGGTCTCTTTAACATCTTTACGCATCTGCTTTGACTCTAAATCATCCAATATACCTTTATCGATAGCAGCTTTAAGAAACTTGCGTTGAGGTTTGAGAGCCTTTTCAATTTGCTTAATAGGTGCATCCAATTCTTGAAGAACTTCTACTTCATCGAGGGTTAACTCTATTAACTTTTTAGCAGCTTCACGTTGCTTTATAGAAATACCCTTTGCGCCATTAACAGATGACATGACTGACTTCTGAATATCGCCATATTCCTTTTCAAGTTTTGCTCTTTCATCTTTAATTGCAGTTAAACGTTGACGATATGTGAGATCTGGAAATCTTTCTTCAGCAGAAACAGAATATAAGTCAATCTTTTCATGAACCTTTTTACCGCCCTTAATGTTTACATCTTTTTCAATGTTAGTATTAAGATGATCTACAGATTTTGACAAGGTATTAACAGATCTGTCAATACTCTCTAAGAATTTCTTTAGATTTTCATAGAGATATACTGGATCAGACTGTGGACCTGCCTGCGCTTGCTGTGTTTGACCTGTATTTTGGTCTTCCATATACTAATATTTATATAGAGGTCATAAAGGCAAGATCCGGCACCAGTTCAAACTTTGTGTTATTATGAATACCGATCGTGAGTAAGCTTGCTTGTTGTAAGAACTGCTGGCGAGCCTTATCAATCTCCAAAGCAACAGAGTAAGGAAGGGATTTATATACATCAATCTTCTGAATATGAGATAGACTCATAAAAGATTGCCCATTTATAGTTAACTCTTTGATATATTTGAGAGTATCCCAAGTAGTATAGTCAATTTCTGATATGTTATCGGTTGTTTCTTTACCAGAAACACATTCTAGATAGAAAGTTGTATTAATTGCTATATCATCTTGAGGAGATGGTGCATTAACATACGCAACTATACCTCTTTTATCGACCTTGATGTTATCAGACTGGAGTTTCACCGATTTAACATCGATACTCTCTATATATTTCGGTAAATTGAACGTAATAAACTTATTTCCATCATATACATCTATTGTTTCATGAGAAAGTGATTTAATACATAGTAAAAGATAGAATCTCTCAAGGCTCGAGTACCATCTAAGGGTATTCTGTGAGCATTCTACAATAATTTCATCACATATCTTGTTAAAGTCGTAGAATGTAGTGGATAAACTGTAATTTTCCTTCAAATTATCGAGTTTATTGAGTTGTTGTACAGACATTTCACGAAAATTGACATATTCTCCTATAGAAGGTACGTAAAAGCTGTTATTATTAAAGGTATTAGAGAGATTCATAAGGGCTTGGTATAGAAACATCCGTAGATGATTGTTTTTCGGTGGTTTTTTGTAAAAGCTTGATAAAAATGTTCAAATCTAACACAGAAATATCAGGAGGTATAGTGTATTTGAACTTTTTGAGTAGTTCTACCTCTGTTTCATAGAAATCAATAGGGGAAGTACTCAACATTTGTGTTAAAAACTCAGAAATATTGAATAAATCAATGAAAATATCCTGATCTTCTATGGTAATTAAGGGGATAGTGCTGACTATTTGAAGAATTCCCGTACGTTTCTTGAAATTACTCACAGAATACGTGGAAATGTTACCAGAATCAAGGATATCTCTTAGATTTAGTGTGGAATTACTGAGTTCTTTGGGGTTTTTAGTGTAATACAGTGAAATTTCATGTAAAATGTGGTTTAATCCTATGATTAACTCAGAAGTATTGTACTTAAACTCCTTAGAATTGACTAAAAACGTTGTTTCTGTTGAAATACTGATGTCTCGTAATGATAATAGTAGTCCAATCTGGGTAAATGGGTGAATTTCATCAATATTTCGATCTAAAACGTACTTTTGAAGGAGATCTCTATAGAAAATTGCACAAGCATGAGTACTTCCTGACAAAAGAGTCTTAACAAGTGCTTTATAGTCATAATAAGTTATGGGAGTTATTAAAAACTCCTCTTCGCATTGACTACTTATGTTAAAAATCTTATACGACGCTATTGATCTCATTAGAATATAGATGCTTTACGTGGGCGCACTCTATCATTTTCTTTAATAGTGCCCGTACGCATAGTATCATACCGCTCGCTTGGATTGCTAGGTGTATATTTGGTCGGAATTGGTAGCTGAAAGCTGTTAAACTTATTATTTTCTTCAACTTGCTTGAGAGATACTTCAGGAAAGTGTACTTGATAGCGAGAATATACCCAAACTGTGTTAATAAGTTCAGGAGATGCGGTAGTATCGTAGGTATAATCAGTGTTACCTATTGAAACAGGTACACAATCATGAAACATCCATACCTTTCTCGGTACAAAGCTGTTAATATTCACATCCTGACCGTTACTTGTCTCTATAATACGCCCACCTGCTTTAGCATAGAGGGTAACTATTACATCTGCCTTTATATTTTCTGCTAATGAACGAGCAGTCAAGCCATAATGACCTGCAAGAATGGCCCATGGTCTTAAAAGGAAGTCAGTAAATGATGCATTGGTCTCCTGGAAGCGCAATGTGAGAACTTCTGGTTGATTTCGTGCTCTAAGGAAAGGAATATGTTGAAAACTTCTATTACCAGGTGAAATATTTCCATAATCCATATTCTCACCAGGAAGAATTACGGATTGAGCGAATAAGCATCCATAACTCTCTGTTAATGATCGAGTATGTAGGGTATTGCGGATACTATTTACATTCCAAGATTGATCAGTCCATAACTCACCCCAAGTCTTCATTGCTTCATCTGAAACAATAGGAGGTACCTGGAAGGTAACAGTCCATAAGAATTGAGTTGATATAGAAGTTTCCCACTCACTAAGGAAGTTCATGAAAACTTCTCGAGTAGGAAAGAGACCATCAACGGTAAGATTAGAAAAAACAACAGCGCTGTCGCGGCTTTGGTCGACGGGCGCTGTTATGTTGTCAAGTTTTATAGGGCCTGTTGCCATCTATATTATTTATCGCTGTAAGAGTCTACGACGCCAGAATTGATATGCTAAGGTAGCGGTAAAGCTTACTACTTGACCATTGCCTTTCATATCATACTGGAGAGCTCCCACAGAGACTGGAAATACGCCATGGAGGACGTATTCACGGGTAACATTCATTTGCTGATTGAGCTGGACGAGCGTAATGCGGGAAGTATCGAAGAGTCTGTAATCACCAGTGCTGGTTGCGTCATCAAAAACTAATTGACTCCAACGCTCAAACACAGAACGGATAATATGTTCACCGTCAGCATAGAATGTAATAGGATATGCTGCAGATCCTGGGTAAGTTGCAGCTCCTGGTACATTAAACTGGAGACCCATATAAGGGACTGCTACAGCGGTGACTGCTCTCTCAGGAAGATTTGCAACATTTGCATAAACTAAATCATCCTGTGTAAGAACAGATACTCCTCTATCTGTTATATCAAGAACTCTTAATTGAAAGTCGCGAGTAAAGTCACGTCCTTGTGCTACTCTATAAAAGTCTTGTATTGTTTGCTTTACATCTGACATAAGTATAATTATTTAATCTGTAAATAAAATTGATTTGATTTCTTGGAGCTTATATTTTATTTGTGTGAATCTGTTCATATTATATGCAAACCCGATAACTATCATGTTGTCCTATAAGAGATTATAGAAAATACTCTAATTACAGTGTAATATTACTGATCCTCACGAGTATTAATCTGACCAATGCATGTTGCGGTACCTGCTACAGATCTCACGGCTAATGTCAACGTTTCACCAGGTTGAATTGTAAAGTCATCTTCAAACGTAAAGCCGAATTGACCGTCACCGGTAGTAGTTCCCGCCCATACTACCTGCTCATTGTTAGTAAATGTACATGCTGTTGCTGTTGTATCAATATAAGTACAGGAACTTGGTGAGAAGGGAGTCCATGTTGGTGTACCGGTAGTTAATGATGCATTCTTAATAACATAGAATGTTGTAATACCGTTGGTACTCTTAGATGCACCACCAACTGATAATAAATTAATAACAGCCTGATTTACGCGGCCTGCAAAAACGAGGTCATTGCGGAATGTGAAAATAGGGACATATGAACTTGTACTTGAAGTTACACCCGCTGTGTTAAAATAGGACATTCTTGGTCCAGTAAGCCTCTTCTGCCCTTCGATGAATCCTGCGTATGAGCCTACAGAAACACTCACATCAGTTGTACTGCCTGCTGAATATGCTGCCATCGTAAATGGGAAAGAGGGTTGAGAAACTGTAGTTGTCGTTCTTGAGTTAGGTACCCCAATAGTATGAACATTAACGAACTCAGCATTGTTACCGTTTTCGGGAACAGTTTCTATAAAGAAGGTAATAGCGCCGAAACCAAGATACTGAACACCTATTTGAAATACGTTACCTTTTTGCCAGTTTGCTACAACACCTGATGGTCCGGTACCATCCATTGTATCACCATTCCAGCTTGTTTGTGGTATCCATGTGTCAGTTGATGCGAGCCCTGCTAATGTCTCAGCAAACGTACCTGCAGTCCCGATTGCAGTTCCAAGAGTAATTGAAAATGATCCTGCTTTATTACCTACACTATTTGCAACAAATATTACAGTTGATCCACGTGCCTCAACAGACCAACCAGGGAATGTTTTAGTTGCAATATCAGAAGCGGTTGCGGTAACATCAGCAGCGGCAGATAAAGTCACTTGAGTATCGAAACCGTTTAAGCGGAATGTTGTAGTTCCTCCAGTTGTTGTGCGGTTAGTGACCGTAAATGTCTGAATCTCACGTACACCACCTGTACTGTGAAGTATACCGAAGCTTGTTCCATTGTATCCAAAGTAGAATCCTGATTCACCGGTACCAAAACCTGCCACTACAATTGAACCAGTAACAGGAGAGCTGAATAATCCTGCAAATCTACCTACAACACCTTGACCTGGTCGATATCTTAATCTTCTACGACTTTGAAGGGTACCAAAGCTGTATGCTGTTGTCCCGGTTGAACATTTGAATACGTTGTTCGATCCAGTAACGGTTGCTGAATTACTTCCAATAGCAGGACCGGGATCATAAGAAAGTCCAGTAGTAGCAATTGATGAATGTGCGTTGATTCCATAAACTGCATCTGTCTGAAAAATAGGTAAAAGGTTCTCTGTATGAATGCTTCCAAACGGAAGTCGTGGCCCATGTATAGCAACCTCAAGGTGACCTTCAGGTGTTACTGGAGTAAATCTAAATTCACCGCTATCAGTCTGACCCATAATAACTGAACGAGACACGATCGAGTCTGCATCTCGTTGAACAGTAGCACCTAGTGAACTTGTAAGGTGGGGCTGTCCACCGATAAGGGTCTGTGATCTAAGATATGTTTGATTGACTAAAGTATGATTGTATATTCGTACTCGGCAATAAGCACGAGTAACGGTCACTCTGTGAACCTCGTTTATATTTGCAGATACTGAAAAGGAGAGAGTACTATCCCAATTAGTGTTGTCTGGTGAAAAATCTAAATAGAGAAAACAATCTGTATCAGTCTTACAAGAAACCGTTACACATGGGTATTTTGATACATCTTGACCAATACCTGTTGCGGTTTGACCAGCTGTTAATGGAGTCGTAAAGTTATTTTGTAATAATTCTTTTCCATTAATATGTGGATTATATGACATATGTATATTTATTAAATGATCCACCAACCGCTCCCATCACTATGAAGAGTGATGGTCTCATACTGTGTGGTAATAGATATTGATTCTTCTCCATCAATAAGGTCTCCGTTACTACCAGAAAGAACAATATTGTAAATAGAGCTATCAATCTTTTTAAAATTAAAGAGTCTTCCGTAGTTATCGACAGGGGAGGGGAGAGTAAGAGCGATATTAGTGGTAGTTGCAGAAGCAAGAATTGTATATGATGTATTAGTAATAGTTGTATCTGATGTAACAACAGTTACTGGGTTAATAGTACCTTGTGAGCTTCTAAAGGTTCCCTCAACAATTAAATTACCATCCATAGTTCCCCCAGCAGCATATTGTTTTGCAACACTACCACCACCCGGCTCAGGGATCTTCTTATACATGTTTTCAATATTCTTCATCCTCAACTCAACATATTTTTGAATTTCATTGTATATAGCTTTGGAATCTACAGTAAGAGCTGTTGAAGTATTAGCAATCGGCTCTTCTTTAGGTAAATATTCTTTTACTTTCTCAGAAGGACTTATAATCTTTGGTTCACTTTTTGGTTGAGGTACATCCTGCTTTGGTGTAATCGGTTCTTCTTTAGGTAAAGTTTCCTCTTGTTTAACTGGAATTGATTCCTCTTTAGGTTCTGTTTGTTCGGTAATTGCAGAAGTGATAATACTGTTAATCTTTTCAAAAAGAGGTACGACAGCATCATCGGGCCCTAAGGGAGGAGGCGTGGTGGGTTTAATTAACCCGCTATTTGCCATGAACTTTTTAAAGTTACCAACTTTCCGTGCACTCTGCATATATTTATTTAAGATATATTTACAAATATATCACTATGTTATCAAACCCTTTTAGAACACATAGCTCTTTGTTCTAAAAGGGTTTGATAACATGTTAATACAAACATAGTGTTAATACTATTTGCTACTTAGAACAAAAGACCCGCGATATTAATCATATCGCGGGTCTCTTTTAGTTTTTATATCTTACTGAATCAACTCTTCGAAGTTTGCACCAGTTCTGGTTGCATAGAAGTTAACGAGAATAAACTCTGCAGTACGAACTGGCTTGAGATAGATGTCTACCTTGAGCTCATTCTGATCGATAACATCAGGAGTGTTGTTACGAGTATCGCAGACGATCAAGTAATCATACACACCTTCATTATTCTTTGCAAATTCAAAGATAGGTGAAAGCGTATTAACTACCTGAGTTCTGGTTAAGAGTGTATTAGGCTTGAATACGAAATACTTCACAGTATTGTAAGTAGACTTTTCAAGATTCAAGAACAATCTACGTACATTAATACGGTCGAATGCGCTTGGAACCTTATAGAGAGTCTTCTGACCATACACTACGGTACCTTCAACAGGGAATTGTGTAATTGGGTTAACACTAATCTTATAGAGAAGATCACGTTGCTTCATACTTGGAACAACTGCGATATCACTAAAGAATCCAACACGACCAGCTTCAAAGCCTGCAGGTGCAGACCACTGATTGTTAATCTGATCATTGTTTGCCATGATGCTTGCAATGACACCAGAGAATGGTAACCAGACCTGACTATCGATATTACCATCATATGTACGACCCCAGTTTGCATAAGTACATGCATAGCTTGTGCTTATACTTCCGAAGAGGTGTCTCAATGGCCAGTAAACATGCTGTGTGAAGGTCTTTGACTTATCATCAAAGGTCTTAAAGTTCTCACCTTGCACGAAGAAGTAACGGAGTGGATCTGCAACAAAGATGTGATCCTTACGCTTGCTTTCTGCAAATGATTTAAACTCATTGAACACAGAGAGATAATCATCACGAATGTTACGTTGTGCTTCTGCTTCCATGGTTTCACGGAGCTGATAGAAGCCGGTATTAGATGTATCAGTACTTTCACCTAAGGTAATAGTAACTGTATCATCGAAGACATTAGCACCAGAAAGTGTTGGAACGTTTCTTGAACCTACGAATATGGTACCTAAACCTGCTTCGATAGTGATATCGATTGGGAATGCTTCAATGTTGTCAATCTGATTGAACAATCTGCTCAACTTAGTAGGAATTGCACCAATCACCTTATTAGATGGTACTGCAGTCTGGTAATTACCAAATGCCCACAATGCATCAGCGTGTGATGTATATGTAGCTATACCATTTAATGCAGAACTCTTAATACCAATGTATGCAGAGAGGTTAACTACTGCAGAATCAGTAATGATACGACGTGAAAGGAAACGAACCTTCTTCGTTGGTGTACCTTGAGCATTAAGCCAAGTTCCACTGTTTGTAGAGATGTTCGGATTGACTAACACTTTGATGTTTGGAGAAGAATCTTCAACGTCACCTAAGAAGAATGAACGTGCTTCACCACCATTTTCTCTCTGCACCTTACGGAAACTATCAAGAGAACCAACATATGCTTCAGTCAAGACGTTATCAAGCTTAAGAGCATCACCAAATACAGTCTTACGAACCTTAAAGAGGGTCAATATGAGAGTATCATCATATGAAGATGTTGAAATATCGAATGAAGGAATGTTTTCAACAATTTCAGAGATGCTGTTTGATCCATAGTTTGTTGATATTGCAGAAAGAGCAAAATTTCTACGTGCATCAGGCACCTCAACGGTTAAGGTAGAGTCGCTTGGAGTGATAGTATACTGCTTAACAACTGCGTCGAAATTCGTTGCAGGGTTAAGATTGTAATTATCAGAGATTGCTACATAATAACCTTCATAGTTATCATTAATAACAGTCTTAGACGTATTTAAGATGATTAAACCAGCTTTACCCCATGTAGTAGAATCAGAACTAAAGGTTGCAGATACTGAAACAGTATTAAACCAGTTAAACTGACCTTGTGAGATTTGATTGTACTGAGCTTGGGTAAGAGTGACTAATGATGGTTTACCGAAGACATATGCGGTACTTACTGCAGAAAGTGAAACACCCGCTGCGACTGAGCTTGTAACTGTATCTTCACCGTTGTAACCATACACAGGGAAGAACATTGCAGAATAATCATTACCAGTACCTAAACCTGACCCAGAACCATAAGGAATTCTAGTAGTTAAGATGTTAGCATTACTCTGGAAAGCTGCACGAGCGGAGTGATAAAAATATCTCTCTGCTGCATTAGTAGGCTTACCGTAAATTTGTTCAAATTCTGTAAAGCTTGTAGGCTGAAATACCTCGTCGATTGGACCTTGCGGTGCAAAACCTACAATTAATACAGTTGTACCAATGGTAGGGTTCGGACGAAGAGATAAATCGATCTCCCTTATCTCCACACCCGGAGACTGAATTGTTCTTTGTGCTGCCATATACTAATATTTATATACTCGAGCAACAAAAATCTTATTTAAGGAGAGTATAATGCCTTTTAAAGTATTCTTTGAAGTTGAAACTATCTCCAATTATCTTACTATTGTTGTATTGTGCGGCAGAATTAAAGCCTTTTTGTTGCGCAGTTTCTTGTGCTTTAAGAGAATTTTTAGGTGTGTCAAGCTGAGCTTTTGCATTAGGGTCTAAATGCTGCTTTCTCATTAAATCAACTGTATTAGATGATGTACCTGAAAAATTCTTTATATCAGAATAATTTACAATCTTATATCTAAAATCATCATATACTTCAAATATTAAACGCTCTTTAATAACATGAAGAGGGTGAAATACTAATCTTTCAATCTGGTGTAATGCACGTGAAACTTGAGAAATGTTATTATAAAAGGAAACAGCGGGTATATCCTTATCCCAATATCTACCTTCTATAAGATTTAATTCTGAATGCACATCATTGCTACCTATGTGCGAGTATGTGTTATAGATATCCGGATATTTACTAAAGAGATCTTCTAAAGCACTATTAGTGGTATAGTGAACTTTATATCCACCGTCTTGTGTACGCCTCTTTACTCGATCTTGTGAATATTTATCATTTAATATTGTTGCCTTTATAAAGTCAGATAAAAACATTATATTATTGTTATGAGTTTCTGTATGGTTACTAATAATTGATAAATTAAACTCTGTAAAAACAGTAAAGCAATGAGCATCATTATCGTAGCAGGTATAGTTAACCGTACCCACAGACATATCATCTGGTGACTCCTTTATCATATATTACCTCTGGGGTGCAGCATTATTTTGAGCTGGTTGCCCATTTGCGTTAGGTGCTGGTTGCGCTCCTTGAGTAGCTTCTCCTCCTGCTGGCTGACCATCTACGGGCTGCTCACCCGGTGCAGGACCGAAATCAGGTGGTAATCCTGAGCTACCACTTGACGAAACTGGTGCTCCTCCACCACCCATTCCTCCGCCACCCGGTGCTGCTTCACCTGCAGGTTGACCTTGTACCACGGCTTCTCTCCAATTTGGACCAGCAGTTTCAATCTGAGACTTCTCCCAGCGAAGCGCAGCATCTTTCTTGAGCCACTCTCTATTAGCAGCAATCTTCTCATCATCCCACCCGAGATAAAGCTTCTGTGCATAAGATGGTGCTATCATATCATTACCTGCCATTGCATTAAAGTTGTTTGACTTCAATTCAAACTTCTGTTGCTCTCTCAACTCATAGAAGTTAGATGGAGGGTTAAATGCTACCTTGAGGTGAGGTTCCTTAAGGCTGTACTTATCCCAGAGTTTCTTAAGCTTTAAATGAGTAACAAACGAGTCTCTAATAGATACAGAGAATTGTTGCTGCAACCTTATAATAAATTTTGCAAACTTTAACTCTTCACGGAGCACTTCAGAACCATCTTTAGTTTGACTATTAGGGTCTACTCGGTTTGTTGGAACCTTTAACGCACTATAAAGCTTTTTAATGAAATAAATCAAGTCATCAAGCTGTCCAAGGTTTTGACCACCTGCAAGAGAGGTAACATTAGTACCTTGTGATCCTTCTCTCTTTGCAAACCAGAAGTTATCAAGCATTGATTGAGGGTTAAATGCTTGAACTACGCGTCCATCATTACCTTGACTCTTATCAAATGTCTTACGTGACCAGTATTGGTTCATTAAACGCTTTAAGTATGCTTCTGCTTGAGGGGCGTTCATGCTTCCTACATCAACATTGAATACTAAACGCTCTGGTGCTCTTACCAAACGGTAAATTACAATTGCATCTTCAATTTGAGACAATTGACGATATGCTCTACGGGCCTTTTCGATGAACGGTAAGCGGAAAGTCTTTTCTTCATTCCATACACCTGAATTGATGTAGGTTACTTGATTTTTATCAAGAGGAACCAATTGCATACGCACTAGTGACTTGTTCTGAAGAGTAGTACGTGTTGGATCTAAGATGGGTTTGCGAAGAAGAAATCCTTTAATGAGGTAATTTTGAACATTGTCGTAAATAGGGTCAACAATTTCAGTAGGTATTGAAATAATACCTAAAATACCCGACTCTGGTGACTTAGAGTGAATGATATGTTCAAAATATAGCTCACCATCTACAAGTAGATTACGTACATACTCCCAGCCCCGCTCATCAAAGTTAAAGTATTCAACAAATTTCTTAAACTCCTTCTTAATTTCTTTTTGAACCTCTTCGCTCTGGTCTCCACTCTTGATATCAAGCTTAACAAACTCACCATCATTGTCTCTGTTTAAAAATTCATCACAAATTTCATCTAATGCATCTGAAACTTCAGAAAATGCAGCCATGATACGATAATCTCTGAGTCTCTTGCCTTTATCTTGGTCTACATTTGCATAAATGTAATTACTATACTTATCATCTAAAACAATACCTCCAATACCATTAGCAGGATTACCACCTTCAATAACATTTGATGAAACAGAGTATTTAGAAAGCAATTCATCTCTGATAGTACCAGATTGAAAGAAGTGTTTGTATTTCGGATTGAGGGTTTCGAGATTATCAATAGCAGTATAATTCTGATAGGGTAATTTATCAGAAATATACTTTATAAACTGCCTCCCGAAGGAATCTCCTCGGTCTTGATTTGTAGAAACCTGCATAGTAAATTATATTAATTATTTATATACACTTCTAAATTAATCTAATTCACAGTAATAGTAGAGAGATGAAGAACGTCTGTACTTGATTTTCCGTATCCTGCTCGATTGAAAAGAATTATATCTATTAACCCCATACTCTGTGGTGCAGAGAGGGTAAATGTGATAGTGTTATCCGTTACTTTAGTATAGTTATGCACTCTAATACCAGAAATAGGGGGATATTTGGCAGACAATGTATTATAGATGCTAAATCTATCAACCGCAGATAAATCATCAAAAAACATGTCACTGTTAGCAGATACCAATATGAGATCTACAGTGGAGAGGTTATATCCTAGTATTTTTACCGTTGCTGAGAAGCCTAAAGTAGTCTCTTCAAGAGAAATATACGTTATCTGAGGGCGAGCAGATAACGTCCATAACTCCGTAGGTTGAGCTGATAATGCCATACAGTTATTTAATCGTAAGGAAGTACATCAAACCCGGTAACTGCTGTAAAGTTTGAATCAACCTTGTAGATAATAGGTGCAGTATCGTTAGTTGCCTTGTATGGAAAGAGCCAACCTTTAATAGTAAATGAAGTAGTTGCAATAATATGCTGCTTCTGACTATCAGGTAATGTTGGTTGTGTATCAACATTAATAGAACCACTCCATTCTACTTCAGTACGAATCTCTGTAGGTAGTTGGGTAAATGCAGCAGGTGTTTTCCATGATATAATGATATATGGATTACTATAAGGTGCGAAATTAGATATAATTTGATCTAAATCTTCTTGAAACCTGCATATAATAGACATATTGATAGTGATATTATATGGAGTAGGCTGTAAAAGCTTACTGAATGGTAGTGATGAACTGTCAGTATTATTGATTACCTGTGAAAGATAAGATGTTTGGTCTTTATAAAATACACGCGTTGAATCGTATTGAAGGCCGGTATAGAAGATAGACACAATTGGTATCTTAATCTCCTGTCCTTTATTCACTAAATCATGTAAAACGCGCTGCTTTGGTGCATAGGTATAGGCAACTTGAACTTTATCTCTAATAGTCCCGCTGCTATCATAACGATTAATGATAATATCATTAAATGCTGCTGCAAACTGAGATATTAAAGTCTTTACTTCAAAGTAATATGGTGTATTCCGCATGTAATTATTTACATGATTCTATCTAAAAAGTGCTTAGGTAGTTTATTGCGGTTATCCATAATGAGACGAGCAGCCATACCATCTAAAATATAGGTGATACTATAGTCATCTGCATTTCGTGTAGATCTACCACAAGTTTGAACCAGGGTACTGAGTGTTTTATTAGTGTACCACTCTCGATCTAATTCAAACTTCTGCTTTATACGTTTTGATTGAAGAGGGAGATACGGTGTTTTAAAGATAATCTGAAATCTTGAAAGATCATCCTTAAGGTCAACACCATGAGTTAAGCTGGGGCTTACTAATACTGTTGGTGTTTTAGACATCTTATGAAGAGACAGAATGTTCTCATTCTTAATCTCATTATCTCGATATAGAAATCTACTCCGAGATTTAGTATAATTAAAATGTCCTTGAACTGCACGAGTAATATCTAGACTATGAGTATGAATTACTCCCTTATCATCAGGATGCTCATCAACTATTTGCTCTGCCATTTGACAGAGCTTAGGAATTACCTCTTTACTGTTTTTATGACTTACAAAAAACTTTTGAGATATGTAAATCGGAGAACGAGCACTATCAAATTCTGAAGGGCTTTCGATATAATAGTAGTCTTTAATACCTAATTCTTCAGCATACTTCTTAGGGTCAATAATAGTTGCTGACATTAAGATTACATGCTCTGCATAATCAAATACACATCCTGTAATTGTATCAATCCGTAGAGGTGAAAACAATACATTGTTACCTGAATACTCGACACAATAATCACAAATATGCCAATTAGGTATAACCTTCTCGAGAGAAAGAATGAGTTGCTTACATGCTTTCATTCTTACTTTCTCTGCATCAGAGATTTTAAGCTTTGATTTATAGTTTCGTGCTGATGCATCGACTAAGCTTCTATACATCTCTTGAAGCTGAATAAAGATATCCTGTAGCCATGCAAATGCTTTCTTTGAGTCATCAGTATTAAGTCTCTTATATGTTATCTTAAGTGCATCTAACCGCTTATATACAATATCTACAGTAAACCGCTTTACAATTTCATCCTCTAATTCTGATGATTCATCACAAATAATAAATTGACGATATTTAATAGGTTCTGGAAGATTTAAAAAGAGTGCATAATTAAGAGTACTGAACTTCTCTGTAGCTACTTCATTACGCTTATTGTAGTAAGTGCACCGATTACATGCATAGCATTCTTGCTTCATATCAGGCACATAAAGGCAAGGTGCTGTTTCAACATCAAAATTAGTATCAACCTGACAAAGATAATTACTCTGACCTTTTAACACTTTAATGAAGTCAGGAAATGTATTGTAGTACTGATCCTGTAATGATTTAGTAACCGTAAGTGTGGTTGAACCAAAACGCTCTGATTCTTTTACTTTATTACTATATACGAATTCACCAGTTTCTTGATCAATTTTATATATCTGGTATGAATTTACTAAATCCCTATACCATGGTTCACATGATTTTGAGTAGTTTGCGAGAGTTGCAGCGATTAAGCTTTTACCAGCACCGGTAGGTGCAGAAATTATGATATACTTCTGCTTTTGAGAAATTGCTTTAGCAAGTTCTTTAAGAATGTAAACCTGTGACTTGTTAGGTGTAAAATTGCTAGGAAAGTAATTATTGAGCATTATATTAATATAATGTATTCCATATAATATTCAATGTTTGATCATGCATTTTTGAAGGTTTATGATCCTTATTCTTCTTTAATTCAGGAAGAGAAAATTCAATATCAGATAACTTGTAACTGAATGATGTTCGCTTGACATCGCTATTAACTTTGAAGGGTATAGGTATAGTGTAAAATTTACGCTTGTTATTTTCTTGGAGGGTGAATATTATTGAAAAGTCTTGAACTTGATATAAAATGACTTTACCCATCTTTATAATCTTTTTATCAATTATAAAGGATACATCCCTCTGGAGGAAGTTATTGAGAGACTGTTCTAAGGTATTAAAAAAATTATCCATACTATTGATTCATGAACGAAAGCTTTTCTTGTGGTGACATGTATTGGAGCTTTTCTCTAAAGTACTTCCAAAACAACTCATTTGCAGGTATTAATGTAATTAACTCACACTGGTCCATGCTAATACACCGATAATCCTGCATAAATAAATCCCACGTAATAATGATATTATATGCTGTGGGATTATATGCAGGTCTATTGACTGCAGGTCGATAATTTAATGCAAGTCGACCATTTGTGGAATTTAACAATTGAAAAGAATTAGTACATAACATGCGCCGGGTCAAAGGTTTACCGGGTACAGGACGACGACGCGAGAACTTAATTTCGCAGACATTTTGTAATAGTAAATTTTTTAATGTACCTAAATTTACATTCATTAAATAAGTTTCCCTGTGTTCTTTTCAATTGCAAAAGCTCTATCATCTACCAGACAAATCATTTCATAATCCTTACTGCAGGTCACCTGTAATCTCGGCAATCCATTCTCTTCAAGCCAATCTTGAATTAATTTTGTTTGCTCTTCAGCATCGATACCACACGCACGAGCAGTCATAATGCGCGCTTCTATCCCAGACTTAAGCACATATTCTAACAAAGCCTTGCAGCTTGGAATCATGTCACCTATCTTACCTTCTATCCACCCGTTATAAACTGCAAGAGTAGCATCTAAATCGAAGCCTACCCAACCAGTGCGATGTACACGCTGTCCGTATGAGGCTACATCTATTGTTGCTTTAAATCTCTCTTCTTGTGTCATATTATGCCTTTACGCAGACTCCGAAAATGCGATTTTCATCGAGGAAGATCGCTTGTTTAATTGTGAGAATCTCACCACCAGCTTTAACTTTAATATTGCTTACGGGAATGCCCTTATCGTTAGGGAAGGTAATATAGTCTCCAACCTTAACTTGTTCACACTTGGTACCTGCAATAATGATCTTACCTAGTCTCCAAGGCTTTGAGGTCATTTGACCGATAGGAATAACGATACCATTTCTTGTCATCTCTCCACTCTGTGCAGTATCAGCAAATTCAACTAAGAGAATGGTGTCTAGTGTCTTTTCAATTGCATAGTCATCAAGGAGTGAAAATTCAGTACCGAGATAATTATCGACTTTGATAGGTGCAGGACCGGAAGGTTGTGGCTTACTCATATTTGTGCTAATATTTAAAAATTAAACGTGTTAAATCAACTTTTAAGGATCTTTTTATACGGAGTAAGATCTAAACCAGTTGTTTCAATATACATACGTATCTCTCTCTTTGATAGTTGTAATTGATTAGATAAAAGAGAAACGATTTCTTCAATATGTTCCTCATCTTTGTTAACATTCTCTTTTACCTTTTTTATGTAACTAATGTAAATGCGATTATCTTGAGGAATAAGAGCTAAGAGATACTTGTAGTATTCAGTCTTAGTATTAAAGATACTCCAATTCTGATTTCCTGTTAAATTAACGAGAATTGCATTCTGTGGTGAATGCATTGATAGCCATCTATTTACTAAGAAAGGGACGAATGTAGACTCATCATCTACATTCGTTATTAAATTACCCTTCTTTTCTTTGATGATATCTTTTAGATAATCAAATATGGTATTCATTATGCAGTATATACATTATCAGGAATAAACACTGCAGAGTTTTTATCGTGTTCCCATACCTCTACCTTTACTATCATACATCCAGGATTACACTTACCAGCTTTAATCTGTTTAAAAATATATTCAGACGCAATATTATAACATAGCTCTGCGGTACGTTCAATACCAACGCCATTCGGCATAATAGTAAGCTGCATTATTCCCTGCTTTTCCATTACTTGATAATACTGCAGTGCTGGATCATTTGCAGCAACTAACGTTTTATGGTCAATTAGTTCTCTTAACTGGCGCTTAATTTCATCAAAATCACCAAAATCAAACACCCAATTGCGATGATCTAGTTCTCTCGATTCAATCCAAAATTTAGCAGTGAGATTATACCCATGCAAATATTGACAGTGAGAGTGAGTTGATGCCCATTGTCTAAATGCAGCAGATCCTAACTCAATAATTTTTGTACTTTGATATTTTTTCATATTAAACGATTACCTTCGTCGTAGCGATAAACATGTCGTCTTGGAGTTCATAAAAGAACTTAATGACCTCGTTTTGAAACTTTGTAGCTTGCTCATCAGTTAATTTTGTAGAATATGCAAATCCTGGAGCCTTCTCACCTGCAGTGATATTAATTCCTGTATGTCCTAAAGTAACACCATTTAACTGATGTACAATACTTACACTTGCTTTACCTACATTCTGAGTGATATTACGCTGAATAAATTCTGCATGAACCATAATGTCATCACCATCTACCTCAATAGGTTTTTGGATGTATTTATGGAGTATATTAGCGATGCCTGTGTTAAGTAACCGCTGATGTGCAACAGCACCAAATTTGGTGAGGAGACCATCAGGTATTTCCCAACAGAAATGCACCATCTTTTCAGAGTAGATGTAATCATTTGCAAGTTTATCTTCAAGATCAATTAAATTAGTAGTAACATCTGCGGGACCAACAAAGCTTACAATATTACCGATAGGAAGTACATTCTTACGAAATATTTGATATGCAAAAGGTTGATGAATCAAGTCACCGTTATATGTTTGAGGAGTTATAATCATATTTTACGCTTTTGATTTTAATTCAATCTGTGAGAGAATCCAAGGATAAACTTGGCTTAGGCCCTTCTTAAGTGGATAATTGGGTGCCCATTCCAACTTCTTGGTGATAAGCTTATTGTCTGAGTTACGGCCTTTGACACCAGTAGGGCCAGGAATATGCTTCTTAATAATTTTCTTTTGTGCGATTTCACTAACATAATCTACAAGCTGATTAATAGTAACCATTTCTTCCGATCCGATATTAACTGGACCAGTGAAGTCAGATTTCATCAATCTAATAATTCCTTCAACGCATTCATCAACATAAAGAAAGCTTCGAGTTTGATTACCATTACCCCAGATTTCAATAGTATCACCATCTTGCGCTAATGCGATCTTTCTACAAATAGCCGCAGGTGCCTTTTCTCTACCACCATCCCAAGTACCGAGAGGGCCGAAGATATTGTGAAAGCGTGCAATCCTCACATTGAGACCATAATTGCGCTGATATGCTAAGAATAGGCGTTCACTAAAGAGCTTTTCCCATCCATACTCACTATCGGGATATGCAGGATATGCAGAGGACTCTTCACAATTTGGATTTTCTGGGTCTTCTTGATTGAATGCTGGATACATACAAGCACTAGAGCTATAGAATATCTTTTTTACTCCATGATTCTTTGCTGCTTCTGCTACATTAAGATTAATGGTGGCAGAGTTGTGCATAATTGCAGCGTCGTTAGCACCAGTAAAGATAAATCCTGCACCGCCCATATCTGCTGCAAGCTGATATACTTCATCAAAGCTACCTTCCTTAGGAGAGATTTGATAAGGTCCAAACATAACCGTGGATACGAAAAGTGGATTTCGTAAATCACCCATAATAAACTCATCTGCATGAGATTCTGAATACTCAGGATACTTTAAATCTACTGCTCTTACCCAATATCCATCAGCTCTCAATCTATTGACGAGATGATTACCGATAAACCCTCCACCACCTAACACTAACGCTGTTTTTTGATTCATACTAATATGTTAAATGTTCTACAAATAAATCAATCATTAAAATGATGAATTATGTTTTAATATCTGGGTGACTTTATCATAATATGCTTGATAAAAGTCTTTTGTTTGCTGAGGAATAAAATCAAGATGATTTATAGTATCACAGCTAATAACTGATTCTGTATACTTGTAACCAAGTAACTCATTTTCGAGATTCTTCACTAAGCATTGCTGATTGCGTTCCTGATATACAGTTGGAGGTGTAAAGATAATCTCAGCATCTGGGTCAAACTTTTGTAACAGATATGCACCCCAAATATCATCCATTCTTCCTACCCCAGGAAGTACGCAATAGTATTTAAAGCATGATTTATGAAGAATTGTATTTTGACTATTAAAGGGTGCAACGGTACGTCCCTTATTACGAGCAAAAGAATATGAATCTCCTGATTTCGTCTTAAGTGATACTAAAGGTTTCTTTGTAATTCTTGTAATAGCATCAATATCAGGATCACCATCCCACAATCCTGCAATTACTTTGATGCTATTCAGATATTCAGGCTTCTCAAAGGTAATATGATTTTTCGTCTTTAGAAGAGATAGAGGAAATCCGCGATGCCATAGGTCATCATGATTAGTAGCAGCAAGAGGGTCAAATACACTCTCTTGAGTTTTCCACATATCAACGTTCAGAGAAAGCGGGTGACTAATACCACTACATAACTTAAGCCAATGATTGAGTTTGTCGTAATATGGAATATTATCATCATCTACAGTGTAGATCCAACCCGACATTAAATGCTCTAATGCATAGAGAAAGCCAATATTACGTCGTTGAATAGTTTTCCATCCTAACAATTGTGAAATTTCAGGATATAAAGCTTCTTGTTTATCAGGGTGAAGATATATGAGCTTATCTCTACTATATAGTTGACTATCAAACAGCTCTTCATAATGGCTATGAGGAGTTTTTGTATCACCCACAACTATAAAATAGTAACCATTATTGATTGCTAGCTGTACTAGCATCTTAGTGGCTTCTGTAGGTGAATTAATAGTAGTAGTAACGATTGCAAGACTCATAATTTAACACTTTTTATTGAGTACGATTTTATATGTTCCTGGGGTAATATCAACTACTTTCACTACACTCCATGGAGTATTTTGGTCAATCCATTCTCTACTATATAACCCGGCAAAGTCATCAACGCAACCCGAAGGTACTAAATCATCAAAAAGTACAAATGTTGCATCTAGAGTACTGCATGCTGCAATATTTTCAAATGCTGCAGCTTTATCCTTAAGAGGAATGTGAGGTATAACTGCATTTGAAAATATTAGATTAGGTCGCTTGGGAAGTACATTCATTAACGGATCTTTAGTAATGTCTATATTATAAAACTTCAGCTTGTCAGTCTCGTATTGCTTTGCATGTTTAATACGATTTGATGCTAAATCTACACCATATACTTCATTACACAATTGCTCAAATCTTCGAGTAAAATATCCTGATGCACAGCCTACATCTAAAAGCCTTATATCGTCCTTATTGCAATAAGGAGACATATGGGGGTAGATATGTTGTTCAAACCACTCTATGTTTCTTTCAGGATAACCATTTTCGAAATCGAGATAACTCTCTTCTTCAAATACTTGTTTTCTATTATCAAAGTTCATAAATTTATATCGCTCATACCCCATGTAACAGGATTAGTAGATTTTTGAAAGTTTACTGTATATTTTAACCTATCATTTATAGGAAGATATTCACCAGGTAGTGTAATCTTACTATTGTCATGATTTAGGTGAAAGAAGTTATCTATTTCAAGACAATTAATCTCTCCTACCATATACGACTTCTTCATGAGATTGGTATCTGCATAACATCTACCTACCATCTCTTCTTCAAATCCTCGAATATTATTCCAATGGCTCTTATGAGCGAGTTGAAAGTCTCCACAACACACTGCTAATGACCATATATCTCCCGAATCACAATGCTGATCTGCATGAGGCTTTGCAGGAAATTTATTATATACTGCATGTAAATCATGAAATAGATCGATGCCGTTGTCGTATTTTAAATAGTAGTCTTTAGGTACATCTCTACGACGTGCAGTATACATACACCTCTTTGAAAGATATGGAAGAATATGCTTTATATTCTGATCAAGAAGGATATCAACATTAGTTGAGAGAACCCATGAATCTTCTGATGCTCTCTGAATACCCACATTTCGAGCTACCGTTTCAACAATAGAAATATCTTTACAATGAGGTAAATACTGAGCAATAATGTCTGGAGTAACCCGGTACTCTTTTATCTTATCACAACTTATAATACCTATACACGAGGATTTTACTTTATCAAGAAGACTAACACCATTTATAGTGTTCCAATCTACATATATAATTTCATCAACTGTATATGCTAGTAATTGTTCAAAGCAAAATGCTGCTCTCTTAACAAGATCACCACCATAATTATCATTTCTTCCGACTATAACTGCTGTTAGTTTACTCATATGTTTCACTTTGTGAATTTTGTATCATATTTTTTATGTGTGATACTGCTATTTGAATTAAATGATCTTTATTGACAGCTTTACCAGAAGATTTTTTATTTGAAGAAAACTCAACTACATAATCTCGTAGTGCTAATAAATGCTTATCTTCAAGATTATACTTTCTTCTGTACTTATCATATACTATTAATGCTGCTTGCCATTCATCACTTCTAACTAACTCTTGAAAGGATGGACCAGTATCTTCAAACCTAAATCCATGTTCTGTCTTTATAATGTTTATAGTATCCATAAATTTAATCTGGATGCCATTCGATTTTAATCTTTATAACTCCACCAGTACCTTTACCACTCCAAAATTCTTTATATACCTTCTTTAACTCTTTAGGGATCTCATCTTCACTTATGGCTTCTGAAACATCTCGTTCAGCATCATATAAAGATTCCCAACTATAATCCTTTTCAAGTAACTTTATCATTTTTTTAATATATAGGGTGTTTCAAATATATTTCCAATAACCTGTACATCACACTTGTTATTCTCGAGTAACATTTCTTGAAGCTCTGCAAACCAATGAAATTTAAAATGAAAATAGTATATGTTGTGGTTTCTATGAGCCGCTGAATGAGCTTTTGATCTTCACAATATCCGCTATTGTAAGGATTTCGTCGTGAATATTCTGTAAGATAAGAGGGCCTTACCCATCTCTTAGTGCACTGAGAGTATCTTCTCGGTTTATGAAGAGTAATGTTCATAACAATCGGGTCTTTTCAATGTATGGATAAATGACAATCTTGTCAATTGAATGAATGCCGTATTCACCATAGGGTACTAGAGCATCAAATCCTTGAAATCCTGGAAGGTGACCGTAAATATCCTCTGCAGATTTTTCATTCTTTCCTACTATTTCACCTCTTGGGTAATCCCCATGATTCTTCTTAATAGCTGCAATAACTGGCTTTATTTTTTCAAGCCACTCATTACTAATTGTAGAAATCTCTGTAACATAATCTGCATCATTTTCATCTGCAGTTACTTCGATAATCCAATCTTTTTCACGTTTTTTCATATAACCTTTAATACATCTTTAATATCTGGAACTTTATCTCCTTCGAACATACTAAGAATCTTTTTACTAATAGCATCTGTTAGTGTATGTTCATGTCTATCCATGAATTCATAGAGAACTTTATTTAACTCCATTTGTATCAATTCTTGCTCTGTAAATGGAGTTATCCACAATGTAGTTGGAGACTTCATTCGGGGGCTCTGAAAATTAAAATATTCATCATCTTCACGTGTATGAGGATCGAAGCTCTCTTCGATATCAAATTTCCAACCCTTTTTTTCATACTTATCAAGCATTTGAAAGTCGGATTCAGAAAATTTAAAGTGTTTAAAGCGTTGTCTATCTATCATATTGTTACTGGTTTAATGTCATCTACAATCTTAATGGAATCTTCACTATCATCGAGGGTATATATTTTACCTATCTGTAAAGCCTCTAGCATACGTATATTGTTTTTATACTGTGTGATAGTGTAACTAGATTCAAATGCAATAAAATAAAGAGATTGACAGCTATTTTTATAGTCATCTTTAAGCTTTTGTATTAATTCCTTAAGTTCTTGTATTTTAGGTAAGATTACTGTTTCCCTATACGCCTTCCAATGAGGGTAAATTAATTGTACAATCTCGTTCGATGAGACTTCTTTATTTTCGATAGTCAATCTACCAGGATGTATAAATGGTACATCTTCTCCACAAATTCTGGTATACATATCATAGAGAGATGATTGACGGTATATTAAAGAATCAGTCATTCCTACTAAATCACAACATAGAGGTTTATCAAAGGAATTGTAATAATCCGGTGTCTTTGCGATTGTACCAGCTCGTGTAACTGGATAGTACTTAATTTTCATTTTTTAGTAGGTAATGCGCTTTCATCCATATAATAGCAGCCCGTAAAAAGCATATCAACATGGTTGAATGATGGTGGTGTATGTTTTGAATAGATATACTTTTGAATTCGTATGTCTAGTTTTTCCATTATATAGTTCAGAGAAGTTTCAGCTGTATGTATAGCTCCTGCATTCTCAAGAATTTTAGACCAATCAAACAGAGTATATCCCTCTAAGAAATTCATTTCTATAATCTTGTAGTGAGGGTATATTTCACGTAAGTAATCCATATCGATATACTTACATTGAACATAATTAGGTGGAGAACCATAATTACGATTGACGAAGATGTAGTCTTGAGTATCTCCTACTAACTTCTTATATAGTTCATCTTCTTTTTGATGATTGCGCTCAAACTTAAAATATTCAGACCAATTTGACCAATCTATACCTGCATACTTATATTTTGCAAGCATTACTGATTCATTAGGGTAGTGCTGATCAGCAGTTTGAAGGTCGAGCCATTCTATTTTATTGTGTTTATTTGCTAAACGAGGTAAAATCTCACTATGTAAGTCTACTTTAGATGTAAATGTTACACCAGGTGTTTTAATGTAGTTTTGTATCCAGAGAAACTCATTAATAACTGGCCATATTACTTCGCATCCGTACTTTTGACATATTTCTACTGCGATTTTTTGACAAAAGCAAATATCACCTAATCCAGCAGGTTGATTTATAATACAAAATCTATTCATTTTCTGAAACATTACCAATTATTGTACACTTTACTAAACTTTTATATAGTTCCTCGTCAAGTCGTCCATCTTGTAAATCACACTTTACCCATTCTCCACCACTATCCCAACATACTTCATATGTACGTTTTGTAAGTTCATTTTGTAAGATATCTCCGTCATATATATCTATTCCATCTTTGTCTCGTAATCCGGTAAATTCTTCTACTTTAAATCTATCATAACCATGTTCCTCTTTATATGCGAGGATCTCACTCAAATTGTAAGGTACACCCAAATTGTAATAAACAAATGGTGACTCTCCATATTCTTTACCGCGAGATGTTAGATACGCTTTACTGTATCTATCGAAAACTCGAACTTTTAATTCTTTACTCATTATAGCAATGGTTTAATGTATGTTAGATAGATCCAATCATCGAGAACGTCAAACTGTTTAACTCTCTGAAGATTATCTTCTATATAAGGCATCATCGATACATAATAATCGTATGTAAATTGTGATAAATCAATTCTTTTTTCAAGAAATAATATTCCTTTTTCGTTAAAGTGTTTACACACATTAGTGTGTCCCATATAAATCGGGACTGTACCTGTTGCAAAGCAGTCAAGAATCTTTTCAGTAAAATAAGTAGGGTAGGTATCATTCTCAATACATATAGAGAACATATAATCCTTTAATCCCTCTTCCTTTTCCTTTATTTCTTTAAATCCTCTACCATAGAGATCTAAGTGTGGTTGAAGCTTCTTAGCTATATTATATCTTAAAACTTGCTGTTCTGTCATTTGTTTATCGGATGCAATCATCGATATAGGCTTTGACTTTGGATATATTTGTATGTCTTTAATATACGTACCATATGCAGGACACCATTTAAAGAATGCTGGATCCCTCTCTATCAACCGATCGTTATGGGTAAGAATGAAATCAAACCGTTCTTTAATAAAATTGATATTTTCGAGGATATAATTCTCATATTTTTTAGATATAAATCTAGATTCTAAAAGCCATCCAATCCAGAGCGTACCTTTTTTATCATATCTTACGTTATTCCATATACCATCATCAACAAACACTTGAACTGGATGAGTATCTGTGTTATATGACCATGAAAAGTGCTTAGGCTTTTTCCACTCTGTGCTACTATAAGCATGCTGAAATCCACCGCCTATTAAATCTAAAATCATAATTTTACGTCAGGAAAGGTACGCTTAAACGTTGGGTATGTTGGAGTATACTTAGGTTGATTTAATACTCTATCACACTCCTCTCTAATTCTTTTTCTATATGAAGAATCGAGAGAGTGAATATTATATAAATGTATGCCTAAGATGCTTAACAAGGTAATCATCTTAATACCAATCAGATTTTATGTAGAGCGCATCACCCCAAGTTGCTCCAGCCCATGATGTTTCAACACGTTTAAAGTGATGTTTAGATAAAAATTCATCTAATTCTTCTACTTGTGCACAACCCTCATAGAGTTCATCACGATTTACTTCAGTCATGATGTAATCAATGTTTTTTAGAGTTTTTCGTGCACCTCTAAAGACCTCCATCTCAAACCCCTGTACATCAATATTGATAAAGTTAAAGACTTCTGAAGGCTCATATCTATCAAGAGGGTCTAATTGTATTTCAATCTTACCTTCAAACTTAATATTAGGATATTGAACTGCATGAACTTTAGGCTTTAATACTGAATTACTTTGACCTTGATTAGCAGTTTCAGTAAACATATCAATTTTGCAGCTAAAGGGTCCAAGACCTTTATTAACAATAAAAAAGTTTTCAAACTTCTCTTTATAATTATGTGCTTCAACCTTTTGTTTAAGAGTCTCAAAGGTATCCGGATGAGGTTCAAACATCAATACTGATGTAATGGTAGGTATTTGAAGATATGCTTCTATTTCTTCTCCAAAGTGTGCGCCAATATGGATAACACCCTTAAGGTTCATCTCATACTTTTTAATACAGTGATTTAAATCTAGTAACATAAAATTTAATAATTGAGTTTAATCCAATCTTTTCTAAAAACATCGTGGAAATCTTTCGGTCCATCTACCCCGAACCATTTTGTAGGTGCAACTACATATCTCGGGTTACCTAAATATGAACCCCACCAAGAGAATGAGCTGTTGCAGATTACTAAATTATCACAAAGAGATAATCCACAGAGATCTTCTAACTCAGATGAGCCATTGAAGAATATAACGTTATCATTTTCCTCAAAATTAAACTCACTAAATACTGAATTAGGGTCATCAGTAAAGAGAAGTATTCCCATCTTCTGATCTTTAATTTTACTCCGAATAATTCTAATAGCATCCTTGTAGTAAGATGGTGGGCAAAGTGGATGGGTAGACGAATAAACTTTATAGTCACCGCGACGAACATGAATACCAATGAGAGAATCGTATCCGAGTCGTTCTTTTATCTTTTGAATACTTGATACTACTTTTGAATAAACATCATTCGGAACAGAGAATAACGTGTTCTGTATATATGCTCGCACTGATTCATCACTAAAGTACTTCTCTGATTGAAAATACCCATCTAGAACAATATTATGCGTCGTGTCTAATAGGGGAATCTCGGTATATGAGAACTTAGGTTCACTATAAGTCTTAAAGTTCTCCATATTCACTCTCTTTTCAGGAATGTTTTTAAAGAGGGTATCTTTGTAGCGATTCGGATTATGTCCCTGTATACAATAATGCTGCAGATTGTAGTTAACGCCCCAATCTAATCCATGCTTTTGCGCATATGCATAGGTTGTTGCAATCTGAAACATCTGATTACCGAGACCGCCTTTAAGGTTGGGTATTACAATTTTATTCATTTTTCCAAGTTTGTATATATTCTTTTAATTCTGAAAATCCCATTTTCTCAATCTTAGTGCATTCTGCACGATTGTGTTCGTAATAAGGATTATGTTCTCGAGGAGATGCACCTTCACCGCTATGGGGCATATGAAAGAGTGGTGAATTAAGATCTGAAAGCCTTACAACCTTATATCCGAGACCATACACCCTATGACCGATTTCATTATCTTCATATCCCCAACCAATAAAGTTTTCATTATAGCCTCCACACTTACGGAAAAGATCTACTTTTGCTACAACACATCCACCCACAGAATTATAGTGACCTACTAAGATGTTTTCATCTTGCCAATTTACTGGCATTCCTGGTTTATAATGACTCAAAAGAGTTGATATTTGATAACCTTCATTTTCAAACTCTCGCTTAAGCTTAAATGATAAGCATATAAAATATCCATTATACGGATAGCATAAACAAGCTTCAGAGTCTGATTGTAATTCAGTAACAGAATCGAAAATTTGTTGAGGATTTAAAATTGCATCTACATCATGAAAGACAGCATAGTCTGTCTTAACGAGTGAGAGACCATAATTAAATGATTTACACTTCTGCCAAATACCTTCATTTAGACGAAATCTATAGTCACTATTAGGAGAGAGATAATGACAGTATGTATCATATACTTCTTTAAATCTCGGTTCTGTATCATCTTCAATAAAGATAAAGGGTATGTCATTTTCTTTAGAATACTTACTAAAGAAGACAATAATGTTGATAAGGTTTTGACGTCTTTCTTCCGTATCAAGTCTTACATGAAATATGTGAGTAATATTACTTTTCATTTAATTTCATATTCTTGAGTTGACCGATTACTATTTCTTCTCTTTCAACAGGAATTTCCCAGGGATAATAGCCTATGAGTCCTTTAACTCTCTCTGCGCCTTTTGAAATATTAGTACGCCAATCTTCACGAGGTCTAATTACTGAGCTATCTTCTGAACATGCAATTTCAGAGAGATATTTTTCAGAATCGGTTATATCAGGAATCCACCAAAAGGGTGTACATAAACCTTCTTTATAAATTTCATAGGTATGAAGGCAATGTTCCCAGGCATTGACAAGTTTCTCGTCCATAAACCCTACTTTATCAAATACAGACCTATGATAATAGCAGAATGCACCTACACAATGTTCATAGAGGCTAACACTAACACCATCTTTATAGTTCAGTGTGAGCTTTGGGTTTGCTTTCTTATTTAACTTATTGGCTGGTCCGTGTAATGCATAACAGAAGTGCTTTAATCCTGAAATATCACTTGCTTCAATATATGCAGTAAACACATCTTTATTCTTAATTAATATGTCATCCTCAATAACAAAAAAGTGTTCTACATCTGTCTTATGGTAAAGTTCTCTCAATCCATTATTTTTTGCAGTAGCAACGCCAAAATTGCGTTTGTGATTAAGAGTAGTAGTTTTACAGAAGCTATTAGCCATATCATCTTTCCACTCTCCTATCTCAAATAATTCTTTACAATGAGGGTAAGGTGTACCATCATTTACAATTACGATGTTGTTAAGGACATCTCCACAATCTGTGTCAATTATTGATCTTAAGACTTGTCTGAAATACTCAGGACGATTGTATGTCACTATTACTAATCCGACGTTCATATCAATTATTATATACAAATTTCCAAATAATGCTATGAAAATTATTTTACATATTTACATTAAGCCTGGAGAGAGTTACATTAAATATTTGTAGATGTCAAAACCAAAATTTGAGGTTAAAAAACCTTATAAATTTACGGACACTCAGAATGCATTTCTGAGGGTGGCAATGGATGAATCTACTAAACTTATCTTCATAGATGGACCTGCAGGAGCAGCAAAAACATTCTTAGCGGTATATGTTGCACTAAAGTATCTCTCTGAAAAACGCTATGATCATTTACTTTATATACGATCTATAGTAGAAAGTGCACACAAACAATTTGGTATATTACCAGGTGCAGAAACTGATAAATTTAAACCTTGGACTATCCCTCTCTTGGATAAGATGGATGAATTAGTCAATAAAGAAATTGCTGCAAAGCTGTTTATTGATGAGAAGGTAAAGTGTATGCCCGTAAACTACTTGAGAGGGAGTACCTTTACTAATAATGTAGTTATTGTTGATGAAGCTCAAAATAATTATTTTGATGAACTTCAAACTGTATTGACACGAATTGGTGAAAATAGCAAAGTGTTTGTAATTGGTGACACGATGCAAGCAGATATCGGTTCTCACTCTGGCTTTAAGAAGGTATTAGATGCATTCGATACCCCTGAGAATGTTGAGAAAGGTATACATGTATTCAGATTTACTGAAGAAGATATCAAGAGAAGTGAAATTCTCAAGCATATCATTACTGTTCTAAAAACAATTAAGAAATAACCCTAAGATCAGACTAGGGAGGCGTTAGATGTGAAAGTCTAACGCCTTTTTTAATCTTACGAGGAATTCTGCTTTAGTAGTCTTGTGCTTAACGAATTCCTTCTTGAGGGCATTGATGAACTCATCAGAAACATTAAAGTTACGAGGATAAAACACACGCTTTGTATGCTTTATAGACTTAAACTGCTCATTTAGAACTTTAGATGCCTTCTGATTAAATTCATTCATATCTACCTATATTTATTTAGAAACTAACTCTCTTTCGAGGTTTTGAGTCTCGTAAGGATCTAAAATACCGGAAGATTCATGAACATCCCCATCTGCATCGAGATAGAGCTTAACCATTTCAATTCTTTCGAATGGTTTTCCAAATATTTCAATCCATGCAGGCTTATCATCAGGTACGTAAAACTTAGAATTTTCCTTTTGCCATTCACGGCCAATAGCTTTAAGAATCATATCTATATCGCTACGAAAAACTGGATCAATACTTCTAAATCCATCGGAAACCAATTCAACAGGGGCTACTCCGGTTATAGGGAAGAAAAATATAACATCAATCTTGCGCAGACATTCTTGGCACTTAGCTAAGGATTGTTCAATAAACTTATCATCGATACCACCCTTACCATTTTCATAGAGCCAAAGAGTATATGCAAGATTGTCAATCGGGCATCGATCAATAATAACATTATCTACTCTTCGATCATACTGACTGTAGCACTCTACAATAGAGTCAAGAATTGCTTCTTGAGTTTCTTTAGTCGCATTCTCAGAATGAGCGATGTCTTTTGCTTTTAAGAAGTCTCGGTAAGACTTTTCTGGAGACTTATAGTTCTTCCAGGTATTTTTGAAGTCGGTAATGAAAGTAGTTTTACCTATACATTGAGTTCCAGTTGCTGATATAATCATAATTCTATTTATCGTCGTTGAAAAATTTTAAAAGTACTAAAAACATTCCCATAAAGGCTCCGCTAATATAACTTATCATCCACCATAAAAAGAGCTCCTTTTGACATGCTGTATATGCAATACCGCAAAAGTTAGAAAAGGTGTATAGGATTAAAAATAAGTAACTTATATCTTCAGTACTTTTTGTCTGTACACTCTTTATTATTTGTGGTAAAAAGGATACAAAGAATCCTGCTGTCATTAAAAGGCCAAGGGTTTGTTCCAACATATTATTTTATACTCTAAGAGCTTTATCCCACAACATTAAGTGTAATCGTGAACTAAAGCTATAGCCATACTTCTTACACCATTCTGCAGTTTGCGTGCAGTTTTGAATCAATTCTTCACGACTACCGCAGCAGGGCATCAAATACACTTTACTCCTCATCAAATTAAAAGGTGTGATGTAATTATCTTCAATTTCTTGAATGTCTGCTTCAGACTTTACTACAAATTTGAAGCAAGAATTTGCTAAAGAGTGAAACTCTAATGCCTTTTCATTGTATCTCTTTATATAGGGATCACCATTAGATGCTAACTTAGGTGAGACAGTAAATGTTGCCATTGCTTCTCTATCCCAGAATTCATTAGGTACTATAGTTCCGTTAGTTTCAAAGTCAATATGAGGTAAAAATCCATATTTTTCTCTAAATGCTTTGACAAATTCTATCAATGGCTTCTCTCTAATAAAAGGTTCACCACCAGTGATTTTAAATATTGCATGGTCATCAATAAAGTTCTGAACAAAGCCTTGCTTTTCGAAGATTTCAAAGAGCTGATCGAAGCTTACTCTATTCTTTACCGACCATGAGATATAACTGTCACATCCGTGTGGTGAACCGGGAGATGCAAATCCCTTACATGTTAGATTACATCCGAAGAGTCTCATGAAAACAGAAGGTTTGCCGACATATTTGCCTTCTCCCTCTAGAGTATAAAAAATCTCTGGTTCATTGTTAACACCTGCGAGTAACAAAAAGTCTTCTTTCATATCGTATAATTAAGAATATAAGTGTCGATTATTTAAAAGCCACTGGATTGCTTCTTCTTTTTGGTTTTCTGTGAATTTTTCGTTTACATCCTTGAGAATTTTACCAATCGTTGGCCCGTGAGAAATTTTCAATGTCTCTATTACATCGTGACCGGTTATAGCTCTGTCGATCTTTTCAATAAAGTTGATATCTTCTAAAATCTCGTCAATTTTATCCTCAGAAAGTATAATCCTCTCAAAATGCCACATATCTAAAGGTGGTTCTACAGCCTTGCATGTAAAAGCAATTTGAATGACTGCATTAAGAGTCTCGGGCTTTTTCTCAATTGCTTCACGTGCGTTCTTATTTAGAGGTATAACTGCATTTGTTACTTCTCGATTACCATTTGACCATAATTTGTGATTAAACCGGGTCGATGAAGTAATAAAGTTGGCAACACCTTGCCATGTAAAGAGGTCATCAACATTAGGGTATGGTAGACTTAAACCTAAAATGTTAAGTGCTGTAATAACTTTATCAGTTAAAAAGATATTATGCCAATTTCCCTTCTTATCCTTCACTCTTTTAAAAAGGCCTTCATTCGTCCATTTATATCCGATAGAGCGAGCAAATGAACCTAAGCAGGCAGAGAGGGTGGTTCCATATGAGAAGTAAAATAGGTTAAACTCTAACTTGGTATGCGAAATACTAATGAAGTCTACCATGTATTTTTCACCAAATACATTATAAACAGTCATTAATTGATGACCATTAGATACAAAATCGCTTACCTTTTGAGAGTTAGTTATTTGCTGTCTCCAATCTGTATTAAAGGGAACAAACAAAACATCTAAGTCTCCAATCGTAGACTTTCCGCATGCGCGCGCTTTCTTTTCTTCATCAATAAAGTAGCATGTTCCCACTGAAGTGAATTCATTGTCTACATCCTTAATTACACTGCGTATTAAAGGTGTAGGAATTCTCTCAGGTTGACGCTCTCTAGGTAGATGCTTAAAGGCACCCTTTTCATTTAGACTTTCACTGTTCATTACAAATGGAAGTATATGCTATTTTAATTTGTTCATCAACAAATTCTTTAGTTATCTCTTCTTTCTTCTCAATTTTTGAGATTATAACATCTTTAACTTTCTGGAGTACTAACCCGATATACTTCTTAGTAATACTAATTTCGGGTACTACTTGAAGGACTCTTTCTCCAGTAACGTACTCTCTTAAAGTCTTATTGAAATCCTGACCTGCAGATGCAAATCTTACCTTTTCTTCTGCATCAGAGATTCGCTTGTTGAACTCATTTATATCAAAGTGTGTTGATCCGCGCGATGCTTCATCCATATATGACACTTCTTTTAATGCAGGCCAAAACTCAGACTGAATTAAAGGAATTAGCGTCTTGAGTGAAAGGGTATCAAGATTATGCACTAACATGTGCTTCCCGCAGCAAAACTGAATTAAATTAATCTGGGTGTTAGCCAGCTTTAATCTTGTTCCAATTTCTGCAAACATCTGCTCTCCGCGAGTCTCGTGACCGTAATACGTATGCTTACCATCTTTTAATCTATATGCAGAGGGCTTACCAATGTCATGGAATAATGCTGCAACGTTATAAAGGGGGTTATTAGTCTTACTTGCTTTTAATACTTCAATAACGTGACCCATTACCGAGAATGCACCATAAAGAGTTTGACCACCTTCAGGATGGTGAATTCCATTATGCATGTATCCCTTAAAATTTGCTACTTCAGGAAATAGAATGTCGAGTATACCAAATACATCAAGCTGAGTAATAAACGTAGCAAGAGCAGGTCCTGATTCTGCAACCTTAAACAATTCATCAGTAATCCTCTCTTGAGATATGTTACGCAATAAATGTTTTGTTTGCCAGATACCTTCACAAGTCTTAGGGTCAATATTCAGATTGTATACAGCTGCAAACCGAATACATCTCAAGATGCGTAATGCATCTTCAGTGAAGCGATCTACTGGGTTACCTACACAGCGGAGAATATGGTTATTTAAATTAGTTAATCCATTATTGAAATCAACTAAAACACCATAAACATTAATACCCATGCTATTAATAGTAAAGTCTCTCCGGGTAGTATCACCTTTGAAACTCTCAATTAAATGTACATTATCTGGATGCCGATTGTTCGAGGTACCAAATTCTTCACGAAAGTGAGACACTTCAAAGGTTACACCAGGCTTCCAAGTAACTGTCACAATTCCAAAATCTTTTGATTTACCGATATCGTGACAATGAAACTTATGTACGAGATCTTGAACGGGTATATTTGTACAAATATCAACATCTTTAATAGGAAGACCTAATAAGATGTCCCTTACACATCCACCTACGATATATGCATCATGCTTTGGAAATGAGAATTTGAGAGAAAATAAGAAATCAAAAGCATTGGACAATAAAGTATTGTTGTATGCCTTTAAAAAGTCTCTAAACTCAAAAGCTGTATCAGAATATGGCCTGACTATGTCGGTGAATTCAATAGCTTCATACCTATCAAGCATGTTCTCAATGGTGATTTTTGGTACATTGTGAATATTGCGTTTAGCAAATACATCAATTATGTATTCACGGCGGGCATTAATACGAGCCATCTCATCAAGAGTTAGTCCATGTATCGTAGGATCATTATACCTCCGTGCAAGACCTTTAAATTCAGACCATAATGGATCAAAAGATTCAGCAATTACTACTGTATATCCGTTCTCTTTTGCAATTTCAACGTAGACGTCTACTGCTCTTTTAAGAATATTGGTATTATCTACTACAATAGGTGTAAGATTTGCAAGAGCAGCATCTTTAACGCGCTGCTCGTTCCACCTATGAGCTTCTCCGAGACGGGTAATGTCGAATTCATACAAAGGCCCCCAAAAGTCATCTGTAGAGAAGATGCACTCTTTAGGTGCAATATTATGCGCAAGGGTGGATTTACCTGATCCGGGTACCCCTCTCATGATGTACATTGTCTTGTTAAAATTCATGCACTAATTGTACATGTCACATTTAACAATTTCAATATATTATTCAGATTAAATTGTGGTGGAAAATCATTTTGAAGATTTTCAATAATTCCTTGAGAGAGATGCTCTCTAACTAGAGTGCCTGAAAGAACTCGTTCTGATTCTTTTAGAATTACAGACTTTAGGTTACCACTATATTTTGAAATGCTCTTAAATCTATCTTGATCCTCTTTATCAGCATATAAGGATATCTGATAATGATGATAGTTTGAGTCTGCATTCCACTCTTCTATCATTTCATATGTATCTCTTACTGGTGTTACTTTACAAATTATCGGTATGATGTTAGTTAATTCATTACGATATGTATCCCATACATCGTAAGACTGCTTACCAGTTATACCATCTCGCTCCTTTGATGAGATAAGAATATAAACCATATCATTCTCATCTGCAGCTTTTTGTGCTGCTAAGAAGTGTCCCTTATGAGGGGGCTTAAAGGCACCAGGTATAATACCTACTTTCATTATTTTTGAAGTAATTTTTTCAGATTAGGGATTGAAGTATCATTTTTCAAATACTCCGTTTTAAATTCATCATTGTCGGTGTTATTAACTTGCTGTAATACTGGATTATCAGAAGCTATACCCGCTTCAACATCTTCTATCTTATCTGGTGTGGTAGTTACTATACCATTAACTGCACTAGCAGGAGGAGGATTAGTTATGATAATGATCTTAACCTCACCCGCACACTCTTCAAGTACATAACCTTCATAGCACGAAGCTAGGTTAGCGGGATCAGACTTAAGCTTAACTCTTCTGAGGTTAAGTTTGCTGTATTGCTCTGCTATTAATTTATTAATATTCATGTAATTATTTAATTGATTAATTTAGCGATGAATTTATAATAATCAATGTAATATATGGAACTCGAAAAAATACCCTATGCAAATGGAAATAAAGAGAGGACTCCCGTGGAGCTCGAACAAATTGTTAGTCGTGCTGAAGTGGCATATGAGCAATTTCTCGATGCTCTCGCAATCGACTGGAGAAATGATCCTCATTCTAGCAATACTCCTCACAGAGTCGCTAAAGCGTTCGTAACAGACATTATATCGGGATGCTACACAAAGCCACCGAATGTAACAGCCTTCGATAATATCGAAGGTTATAACGGTATGGTATGTCAGAACAATATCAAACTAACATCCCTGTGTTCTCATCATCATTTAGCCTTTACAGGTATTGCTCATGTAGCTTATATACCCTCTAAGGAAGGTAAAGTGATTGGTTTAAGCAAACTTAATCGAATTGTAGATTGGTTTGCTCGGAGACCTCAAGTACAGGAGTCACTCACTCAGCAGATCTTTAATTATATCGATGAGGTGTGTGAAGGTAACAAGGGTGTTGCGGTATTACTTGAATGTGATCATACTTGTTGCTCAAATAGAGGAATTAAACATGATTCAACGATGAGAACAGCTCGCATGTCTGGTGCGTTCTTAGATAATAATGATAATTCGAGAGCAGAGTTTTACAAATTTGTAGAGTTCTCGAAGAGTAAGTAAATTACTTAGACCAGATAATCGTAGATTTGCTCTTGGTGGTTGGTAAACAATCATCAGGGGCAAATATTTTTTTGTTAAAAAAGAAGTAATCCTTCTGCTTTAGATTCCAATCGAGCTCTTCTCTGTACGGATAATAAGCGTGGTATATAAGTTCAGAACAACTAAAGTACCTCTTATTATTGCCTCCTTCTTCAAATATGAAGTCATAATCATATGGTGAACCTAATTGCTTTACTGCTCTCTTAACTGCAGTAGCTCTCTTATATACATCTAAAAGCGGTCTAATAATCGCAATCTTATCACATCTCATAAAGGTACAGAGATCAATATACTGTACATTAGGGGTCATTGAGTGTATGATCTTTTCTTTATCTATACACATTGCTGCATGACTATAGGTTCCAGGAATAAAGTAGCCATCGAGATAGTTGTCATACCCTCTTAAAAGAATATCTCCTGGTTTAATGAGGTCTTTTACGATATAATAATCCGATCCTTTGATGAGGTAGCTCCCGGGATCATAGACTACGAAGAAAGGATACTTAAAGACCTTAAAGTGTGCGAACCTTTTAAGGAAAAACGATGTTATCTTATATCGTAAAGTATCCACATAAGTATTTAGCTCTGGATGGAGAATTTTTTCTTGTATTCATTAATCTTTTTATTAAAGAATGCAACATTTTTATCTGCACGAGCTCTATACTCTGTAACACTTTCCTTCAAAACATCTCTATTAACAACAGTTTTATGCCATACGTCCTTATATTCATGAGGAAGATGTATAAATGTGGGATATTCTTGTCGGTGAATATTGAAGGGTTCAAGTGAACATTTATGAAAGAAGTGAGTGTCTTCACCGCCCCACGTTTTAAAATCTTCGTCGAAGCCTTGAACTCTATAGAAATCCCGCTTCATTAAACCACAATTACCATATCCTTTATTACGAGCTGTATTTGTATCTTCATCAAAACATATTGGAAAAAATACATTACTATAATCAATGGCAATATTTGCACTTTTAATAAACCCCTCATCAAACTTCATATCACAATCTAAAAAGAGTAACCTATTAAAGTTAGATGATAATACACCTAAATTTATCATCTTAGACTTATTAAACTCTTCATTAAAGTGAATAATGTAAATCGGAACCTGCAATTCAGTATTAATATAGCTTGTTATAGGCTCAGGTAATTCTTTATATGTAGTAACAATTATGAGTTCAATAAGGTTGTTAACTATTGATGTATTAATGGATTTAAGGAGGGGTAATATATCTCTATTGTGATGAGTAACAATAATAGACATATTGTTATCCTTCTCTTTATAAATATCCTTTATTCTTAAAAAATTATCTGAAACTTCAGTAGAGGTATACTGGCTATCAATGTTATCTTGATGTAGCCTATAACCATATGTATATAGAGGTAAATAGCGTAGATTTGTTACACATGCTAACTCATTTATAATTTGTTTATCTGTACAGAATTTATTACTTGCATCATATCCCTTTGAGAGGTTGTATACATCAGCCTTAAAGGTAAGAAAGTGAGATACGCAATCTTGTTTATAGCCGCTCTGTTTATTATTAAATTGATATATCCATTGCGCAGGAACAACCTTATCTGAATTGATGAAATAAAAGTTTGTGTATATACAACCTACCCGTATATCTTTATTATACTCTTCATTTATCTTCTCGAGCGCTTGATTGTTAGTTAAGTAGTCGTCACCGTCTAAAATGCAGATAATATCACCAGGCTTCGCTAAAGAGCATCCTAACCTCTTAGAATATCCAATACCGCGATGCTGATCATTCTTAATAATACGAATTCCTTGAATAGGATATTTCTCTATTATTTCTTGTACTACTAAGCTTGTTGAATCTATAGAATTATCATCTATCACTACAATATTACACCTAAAGTGGGTCTGTCGTATGATACTACTAATACATTCACCTATATACTTTTCAGCATTGCGACATGCAACAACTATATGAAAGTTATTGATTTCAATATGCGCTGGTTGATTGTAAAACTCACTAAAAATTGTCTCATCGCCTTGTTTAACTATTAATGCTTTAAAGTCTTCTTTATTACCTGGAAAGGAAAATTTGTAACTAAAACACTCCTTAGAGGATTGTAAAACTTTTGAAGTGTGAAAGGTCTTCACAAATGCGCGGGTACCGTTGATTTTATAAAGGTCTAAGTATATTAAGGGGCTGAAGTCATTAATGTTGGATACTGGTATATTAATTTCAAATGTCATTTTAAAAAGTGTGCTTGAGAAAATTCAGCTCTATCAATAAATTTTAACTCGAGTTCGTTATGTGTTACGACCCACCCTTCACCTTGAGTTTCTTTATCATTGATAAAGCTCTTTCCATCTTTCAAGAAGTGAGTGTTAATCTTTGTAATTTTATTTAAAATGTAATACTTAATACGCAAGAGGTTAATAGCGGTCAAAACAAACATTCTCATATCCTTCTGAGGTATATTAGCTCTATCTATATATGCTGATGAAAACCTTCGTGTTATCTCATTAGCATGCATTTCTAGCAATACATCATCCCACCAGCCCTCACCTAGCTTTAAAGTACTCCTTGCATATGAATGTATATTATATTCACCTAATTGGCTACAATTTCCGTGGTGGAGATAATCCTTTATCTTGTTTGATATATAGGTACGGGAAGACTTTTCAATATGTTCATTACATAGAGGTGTGTCTATTCTTGGTAAAAGATTGTGGAGGTCTTTATATGTTGATGATATGGTATTTGCTTTACTAGAACATACAAATACATCTGAGGTAGATTCTATGTTGCATGCAAATAAGCCTTTATACTTTTCAAGTTGAAGTGCCTCTTTATCTGATCTATTAATATATGCTGAATGTATGCATATACCTACTACGCTATCCTTTAAATCTTTATCAGTTGTCTTATATACGACTGTATTAGGTTGAAATATAAATTGATCAGCGGAAGTATGTTTCCTAATATAGGGGTGTGCGAAAAGAATATCACATTGAAAGATAAGATCATTATCATCTGCTATGGTTTTAAACCATTCATTGAGATATTTAAAAATACAGGTAAGCTTTTGCCTCAAACTTATTCTATCATCACCGGGATAATGCTTGAATATATCCTCTACGCTATAGATAAATTTAGGTGATGATACAGAGACTCCTGATTTAGTTGCGATGAAGAATTTACTGTTGAATTTGTTGATCCCGAATATAATCATAATATTACCATCAACCTTATGATTTACTGTGGTATTTAAACCTAGAGATATATCATCTATAAAGGATTGTAGCCTTGGTAGGTTCCTATAATCTAAAAAATAGTCTTCAAAATGTTCAATATGTGTAAAGAAATTACTCATTTCATTGAGATACTAATTCCTTTATTTCGATCATCAACATCTAACTTAGCATAGAACTTATCTTTTTTAGCGTATAAAAATTGAAATGTAGATATAAGACATTCTGTTATAGATTTCTTATGTGTATTAAACACTGCTATTTCATATGTCTTAGGATTTACTAAGAATAGGAAATCGAATTTGGTTACTGCTCTATAAGCAGTAAGCTGTATAGCCCATATTAAAAAGACTAATAATTCTCTATCTTTTTCTATTGAAAGTTTTTGCTTTATTCCATACATCTTTTCTAATAGCCTCAATCCACTTAATAACTCTAATTCTTCATCTACATCTAATTGTTCGGTACGAGTGAATGAAAGTATCTTTAAAAATTGCTCTTCAGTTAAATTATTCTCATACATTAAGCAGGTGTAGACACACTCAAGCCATTTGACTCGAGTAACCCCATCTTTGATATCTTTAATGTCCTGACGATAGTTAAAATATTGATTGATATTCTGAAGTAGTGTTTTGGAATTTGGTATCTGCTGAAAATCAATCATTATAACTGGAAATGATGATGTTTCGAGATTGTGCTCTAGTGGATAATTACTCTTCTTTTTTGCAAACTGTGTGAGTATCTTAGATCTCAATATTTCGAGCTTGATATTATTCCAATTTAAATATTCCTTCTCAACATCTATCGGTATTCCTGAACTTAATAAATTTTCTCTAAATTTATGAGTAAAGAGAGATTTACCTAATCTCCCATAATTGCTTTTAAGTTCTATCTCATACTGTTTATAGTTCAGATCTCCAAAACGACTCTTTTGACATCCAGTAAGAAGAGAGATACATAACTCTCCGGGACCGACAAATACGGCACCAATATCAAACTTAATATTCCATAAATCTGATATCACCTGTCCGAATTCACTATAATCAGATATAAAGTCGGTAGAATCAGTCTTAAGCTTGTTATAGAGGTAATCTTTGAAGTTTATTATATCACAACCGAAGAGATCATCAAGATACCCTTGCGAGCTCTTGATCCGAACGAAGCTTTTGAACTTTATGATGTCTAACGTAGATATGCGATGAAAACTGTTTAGAACCTGTTCTTCAATGTGAGGTAGATTCTTCCAGTTACTTTGTGTGAACAACTCTGATACTAATATCTTTAGACCTTCTGGTCTCTCAGCTTTTACTATCTTACAAACTTTATCGTGAGTCTCGGGAGTAGCAACACCAATTACCCTTAATGGATGATCGGGATGTTTTGAAAAGATAGTAAAGCATTCTGTCGATTTATCACAGGATTGCATATATTGAACTATAAGTAAATATTAGCTTTACTTAAAATTGTTCAATGATATTTTGTAGTTTTTTTAATACCGTATCTGCGTTTTCTGTAGTAAGCTTCTCATTAAATACAGCCTTGTCTTGCTGAGAGATATTATCAGGACTAATAGCGAGAGCCCTCTTAATGAGGTCGATTAGAAATACTTTACCTTCTGATGTAAGAGGTTGAGGAGCCTGAGGAGATGCTGAAGGTGCACCTTGGGGAAGGGCTGAATCAGCACCTGGCTGAGGCATTGCAGCATCAAGTTGTTGTTCTTGTTCGAGAATGAGCTTACTTAATAAAGGTAAAGAATTCATAAAATATTATCTACGTGGTTGCTGCTGTGATGTGGTCTTGAGATATTGAGTTAAACCCTTTACCCCTTGATTCCTCATGGGTTGAGTAGATTTAAAGGTTCTTTCGAATTCTATTTCTTCAGGAGATAGAGGTATGTTATTTGTACGCTTATCTTCAATATCTAACATAGTCTGATGACTTTTAACATTATCACTCTCTGGAGACTTATTATTTAATTGATTATTTTTAGTTCTCTGATTATTTAAAGTCGTTGTAGGATTAGAGTTTACAGTCGATGATACTACAAATTCTTGTAGTAATTCATTTATTTTAGTATCAAAATTCATAGGATAATGTTTTAATTATTTATTATCTCCGATTGAGCGCGATGCGCAATATCGGATTACGCCTTTTTCTCCCCTCTCAATTATAGTTATGACATAGTGGAAGAAATCAAGTGGTTATTTTTAGGCTGTTCAAGGAATTTTTGGACGTATAAGAGACCATTCCGTCTACAGTCATCTTTTAACTTCTGTATCTTTACTGGCTTCTTAGATTGTATTGTGTTAATAACTTCTTGATAGAACCCATTCTCTATTAAGATTTCACCTTTTAATGTATCTACAGATTTAAACTTACCATTAATCAGACATGAAATATTGTGCTGTTTGAAGGTAGTTAATAGATAATTGGTATACCACTCTGGAAATAATGGAAATTGCTTACGAGATGAGGTGTACTTTAAATCTTTACAGATGTAGAATAAAATCTTTTCCTTTCCTTCTAAAAGTGATATTATAGTACGGAGAGTATGATGCTTTGCGAGTCTCTTGGCATCATTATTGAACTGAGAGATACCATAAAGACTCCATTCATTACATATGTCTATTTCAAGCTGATTATGAAATATGTAATTAAAATGAAATACTCTATAATTAAAGTGAGGTATTACTATTTCGAACATGTCAATGTAATATTAACATCACTCTTCACAGGTTCAAGATCTACCATAGGTAATAACAGAGTTTCTTTATTCAATTCAAAAAATTGATCACCAGAAACAATAATGTTCTTACCATACAGAATCTTATTACCTACATGCTTATAGAGAGATGCATTCACATCACTGTAAACTACAAACCATCCTTGACGGTTTATCTTAAAGATGAGGAACCACTGCTTTGAGGTTGCACTTGCCTGCGCAATCCATTTATCGAGTGTGAGATTTTGAGTTAATACATGATGCCACTCGAAATCCTTATACCACTTACATTCAAATGCATATCTCCCTAATTCCTTAGGTACAATAATATCTCCAGTAGCAAGAAGCTTTTGCTCTTCGGTAAGATAGTTATTACGAAAGCTATTCAAACCACCAGTAAATGCACCGGAATTCGGTACCCTATTAAAATTAAGACCAAAGATTGATGTCAGGTGCTTTGCGAACTCTCTCTCAAAAGCTTTACCCTTATTCTTAGACGCGTTACTCATACCACTATTTAAATACTACTAGGTGTATTTCAAGCTAATCCACAGGTACACACCATATCACCATCACCTTCGAATCCGTACTTTTTTAATATCTCTCGTCTTTTATCGGATTGTACCACCGCAGCAGGTATCATAGTAGGGTATTGAGTTGTAGACGATATCTCTTTAAGAGCAGCAAACAATCTCTTAGTAGCACCCTTAGCATCGGCTGGGATGTGAATATCAGTTATAACGATAAAAGTCTTATCCTCTTTATCAATATATGTTATGTTAAAGTACGCGCCAGTTGAGTCGTCTAATACTTGAACAGGTAGATCGCATGTCTCACAACGCTCTTTAATAAGCGGTCTACGCTGAATGTGAATCTTTTTCTTTCCTTTCTTTTTACCTATAACAGAAGGAAGTCTATTATCTCCTGGTGCGTATGTATCTGTTGAAGAGGATGCTGCGTTACCTGATCCAAAACCAACTACCCCTGAAGTATTGCCTCCAATAAAATTCTCTGTAATTGGTTCATCATAAGAGAGCATATCTACATAGATAAACGTCTTTGTACCTACTGAATGAGGATATTTTTTTGAGCTAATGACTTCACCTAGAATCATTCCTCTACCTGATTTCTTAGAAAACTTTAAACCTCGTCCGATTACACGAACCTCGCTACCTGCTTGAGTGTATAGTGTATCACCCACTTTGAAGTCTGCTGCATCAAAGGCTTTACCTGCTTCTTCTGTCTTTGTTCTTACTTGATCTGACAGCTTTTTGTGAAATTTAAAGAGGTTTTTATTGTTGAGATCGTTATTCTCATCGCTCTCACTCAAAAATTCCTGAACTTTATTATTGAACATATATAGTTACAGATATTGCATATAATGCTATCTATAATATTATTTAAGAATAAAGGTATGGAATTAGTAAATCAATATATCAAGGAGATTCAAGAGGATGTAACCCTTGATCAGCTTTCGTTAAAGGATAAGCAATTAAGACTCCCAGGAATTAAGCATAAGTGGGTTGGTCGTTTAATGAGACATAAAGGTGAGTTATCTGAATTAAAGCGGAGACAAAAGCATCTTCTCCGTGAAGGTACTACTAAAGTAAATGAAAGTAGTCCAGTAAAGCTCGCAACTACCACTATTGAGGGAATGATAATTAAATCTGACCAATATCAAGATATTCAGAACAAAATAGAAGATCTTTCGGTGATTATTGAATATCTTGAAAAGGTTGAAAAGATTTGCGGTAATATGACGTACGATATTAAAAACCTTACAGAAATAATTAAACTCGAAACGTTATAATGGAAGTTGTATTCACATATAATTCATCAAATCAGACCGGAGTAGTTCAGACGGACCTATTACCCCTCATCCGAGAGAAATTCTCGATTGTTAATAAAGGTGCGGAATTCGCAAAGCGGAGAGGCTACTTCTTTATACCTGATCGAATTCATATGATTTCAATGAATGGAAATTATGATCCCGGATTAACATTTAGTATAATCAAGTGGGTAAAGGAATACAATCCAAATATGGTCATCACAATTGACCCTCTACTGTTAGATGTAATTCACCCTAAAAAATTTACTTCATTTACTGATATACAACCCACATTAGGTACCTTCACACTTAGAGATTATCAATTAGCTGCAGTTAAAAGCGCTCTTCAGTATGGAAGGGGTGTAATTAGAGCAGAAACTGGTGCAGGAAAGACTCTCATTATGGCTAGTCTCCTTAATACCCTCTATAATGCTTTACCTAATTTCAAAGCACTAGTAATAGTACCTGACATCGGACTAGTAAATCAGACTTTTAAAGACTTTACAAACTATTGCGTAGACTTTAAGTTTAATAGATGGACAGGAAATTATGATTTAGAACCTAACACCAATATTATTATTTCAAATTTAGGTATTTTACAAAATAGAAAACATGAGTTAAAGACTATAAGCAATGTTGATGTATGTATTGTTGATGAGGTTCATAAGGTTAGAAAAGATAATAAGGTAAATAAAATTCTAAAGAGTATACCTACTAATTATAAGTATGGGTTCACTGGTACGATGCCTCCAGACAATCACGATTATTGGAATATTGTTGGTAAATTTGGACCTATAATCTTTGATGTAGATAGAGTTGAGTTAATAAAGAAGGAAGCGATTACCGCAGCACGTATACATGTAATTAAAGTGTATTATAAGACCTCACCAGATTATAAGAGCTGCGATAAAGCAGATACTACGAGCAAATATAGATTAGAACACACTTTTATTAAAAAATCAGAGTTTCGTAATAATCTAATTAAAAAAATATCACATAAAGCAGTAGGTAATTCTTTGATACTTCTTGACCATATAGAACACGGTGAACTTCTAACTGATTATCTCAAACATAACTCTGATAAACAAATATACTTTATCCGGGGAGAGGTGGAAGTAGAAGATAGAGATAAGGTAAAGCAAGTAATGGAAAGCAACAACGATGTGATATGTGTTGCTATCTCAAAAATATTTTCTACTGGTATCAGCATTAATAACATACACAATATTATATTTGCTGGTGGTGGAAAAGCTAAAATTAAGATTTTACAATCAATTGGTAGAGGTGTACGTATCCATGAATTAAAGAAGGAATTATCCGTATATGATATTGCGGATATGTTAGAATATGGTGAAACACACTTGCAATCGCGAATTAAAATATACAATGAAAACAATCTCAAATATGACAGTTACCACGCCCGTGAAACATGAACGCAAGTCTAACAGAGGACGTAAACCGTCATCCGTTGATAAAGAAAAGTTCTATGTTAACCCAGACATGCTAAAAGCAGAAATCGCAGAGTACTACCTAAATGGTGAGCTGTCTGAAAGCCTTGCAAACTCTATTAAAAATATCGCCGAAGGGTTGAGCTATGCACCTAACTTTATCAATTATACCTATAAAGAGGATATGATTGGAGATGCTATTATTAAGATGGTTGATGCGCTACGTAAAAAGAAATGTAATGTTAAAGCCGATACAAATGTATTCTCATACTTTACCACCATTGCGTTTCATGCATTTATTAATAGAATCAAGCGAGAGAAGAAGCACCGCGAAACATTAAATCAATATCAAGAGCAAGTATATAATGATAAAATATACTCTGGTGAGCATGTAGATACAAAGTTTTCAAGCCATCAGAATTACGAAGGTCATTACGATCAATATGATACTGAATAATACTAAAGTAGGAATTTTTTCAGATTTACATTTAGGTGTTCACCAAAATTCAAGGCTATGGTATAAGATAGCTTCTGAGTGGGCAGATTGGTGTATTTTAGAATTTAAAGAGCGGGGTATCAAAGACATATTCTTTGGTGGTGATTGGTGGCATTATAGGGATTCTATAGAAGTATCAACAATTAACTTCGGCTCCGATTTACTTAAAAAGTTTAAAGACTTTAATCTTTACTTCATTGTAGGTAACCATGATGCATATCTTAAAGATACCTCTGAAATTAATTCTTTATCTATATTCAATGGATATAGTAATGTAACGGTATTTAACCAGATGCATACTGAGTGCTTCTTTGGAAAGAGTATAACATTCTGTCCTTGGGGTACCCCTATTTCAGATATACCTAAATCAGACATTGTCATAGGTCACTTCGAAATACAAAACTTTAAATTTAACGATGTAAAGGTGTGCTCTCATGGCTTTACATCTGAAGATGTATGCAATAAAGGTAAATTAGTAATCTCAGGACACCTTCATGTAAGACAAGAGAGAATTTATGATAACTCTACAATTTTATATGTAGGTAATCCATTTCAGATGGACTATGGAGATATGAGTGATCGAAAGGGTATTTATATTCTAGATATCACTACTCTTTCATATGAGTTTATAGAAAACAAAATTTCTCCTCTCCATAAAAAGATTAGACTTTCTGAGATGATAAAGGAACCAGGGCTTACTGATAAGCTTCGCGGCATCTTTGAAGGAAATATTGTCAAGCTCATTATTGATAGAAATATATCATCTGAAGATTCTGATATTCTATATAAGTCATTACAAACCTTAAAACCTGCAATATTTACAACAGAAATTACTCTCAACAACCCACATAATGATATCAACTATGTAAATACAGACTTAGAGTGTGTAGACATTAATAAGGTCATTGAAGAATTTGTTGAAGCATTAGATATTAACAATAAAAAAGACGTAATCAAATATACCCAAGAACTATATTTAAAATGTAGTCAATAATATGAAGTATATAAAATTTAGCAAAATTTCAATCAAGAACTTTCTATCTGTAGGTGATGTTCCAATCACTATAGAATTTAAGCAAGGTTTGAACATTATTACGGGTATCAATAAAGATAAAGTTGATAGACGTAATGGTGTAGGTAAGACAACAATTGCGGATGGTATATTCTTTTCTCTGTTTGGTAATACATTAAGAGATTTACCTAAAGAAAGAATAATCCATAACCTTACCTATAATACGACTGAAGTGTCTATTTGGTTTTCTATAGAAGAAAATAATTCTATAAAGAATGTTCAAGTAGTCCGGACACTCAATCCTAGTGCTTGTTACATCTTCATAGATGGTCAAGATGTAACACGTGACACTATAATTAACACGAATCTCTATATACAGAAATTAATATCAGGCACTCCCGATATATTTAAAAACTGTGTAATATTAACGGTTAATGAAACGACTCCGTTTTCAGCACAAAAGAAAGTAGAAAAGAGAAAATTTATTGAAGGTATATTCAATCTAGAAATTTTTTCTGACATGCTTAAACAAGCTCGAGGAGAATATAATGAGGTTCAAGGTAGTCTCAATGTTACGGTTGCACGTCATGAAGAGGCAACAAAATTTGAGCGTCAACAAAAGCAAATATTTGATAATAGTAAAGAAGCACGCTTAGAAAAAATTAAATCTCTAAATTCTACCTATAAAAAGAATATTGAAATAATAGAATCTAATTCAAAGAGAATTACAAAGGTTGAAGCAAATATCTTAACTGAAGCTGAAAATATAATCTCTAAATTAAAGAATGGTATAGTCGAAGGTAATGAAAAGATAAACACGCTTAGAAATAATATTGCAGAAGTTAAGGCAATTAAAACAGTGAAGCAGAATATCTTAACTAAAATCAATGTTACTGACAGTAATTGTTCTGTATGTTTACAGCCTATTTCTGAACACGTTAAGTGTAATGCAGAGCAGGAAATTACAAATATTACAAAAGAGATTCAAGAGCTAGACGCGAAAGATGCGCAGTTTACAACAAAGAAAAAGTCGCTTGAGCAAATAGTAAAACAATTACAAACTAATCTTGACAAGCAGAAGCTACTAATCAATAATTATCATGACAGAATTAAAGAGAACGAATCTCTTACTTGTCAAATAGATCAATTAAACGTCTGGAATGAATCTATTTTAAAGGATATCGAGTCTCTTAATAATCAAGCAGAACAAAATGATATTCAACTACAGGATATAGTTCAGCGCATTATTACTATCAAACAAGAAATAGAAGCATTAAGAAGTAAAATCGCGATAATTGATACAGTCAAATTTATTGTATCTGAAGAAGGTGTTAAATCATTTATAGTTAAGAAATTGTTAGCACTCTTTAATAATCGCATACAGTACTACCTTAATAAACTCGAATCTAGATTTGTATGTACCTTTAATGAATACTTTGAAGAGGAGATTGTAAATTCGAAAAATAAGATCTGTTCTTATTTTAACTTAAGCGGTGCTGAGAGAAAAGATATAGACTTTGCATGCTTATTTGCGTTCATGGATATGAGACGTATCCAAGGTAACGTCGTGTACAACCTCTGTGCATTTGATGAACTCTTTGATACGAGTTTAGACGAAAGGGGTATTGAGCTCATTCTGAATGTTTTAAGAGAACGAGTTGAGCAGTATAATGAGTGCATATACCTCATCAGTCACCGTAAAGAAAGTATTAAGAGTGCAACCGGTGAAATCATCTTCTTGCAGAAGGAAAACGACATCACAACGCGAGTTGATATATCAGAGACTTTGATTAATTACTTATAATAAGTAATTATGATACAGATTCCTAATTTACCACATTTTGGATTATCACACATAAAGCAGTTCACACCAGTAGTACCGCACGCTGCTCCAAATCAACCAATTGAAATGAAGGAAGCAACCCTTCAGCGGTGTCATAATTATATCGCAGATACGAGCGGTTGTGGATACTGGAGAATGCTCTGGCCTGAACAACTACTAAATGGTTATCAGCGGTTAAATGTGTCGAGTAATTCTACAATGATTCTCGATTTAAAGTATTACGAGAACCTTCAGACAGTTAAGATTCAGCGGCAAGCTGCACCTCACCAATTACAATTTATACGGTTTCTTAAGGAACACACTAAATGTAAATTAATCTACGAGATAGATGACATTATATTCCATGAAGATATTCCAGAATATAATAAATTTAAGATTGCATTTGCGGATCCAGAAATTAAAAAGGCTGCAATTGAAATAATGAACATGTGTGATGAAATCTCTGTTACATGCGATTTCATGAAGGATTATTATAAATCAAAGACAGGTAACCCTAATGTTACAGTTATACCTAATTACCCACCTAAGTTTTGGATGGGAAGATTTTATAATGAACAAAAGATCTACACAAACTTTTCAAAGAATAAAAAGAAGCCACGTGTGTTATATCCCGGTTCCGGCGCTCATTTTGATGTAGATAACCGAGTCAAGCAAAGAGATGATTTTGAGCATGTTCTTAATGCTGTACGCTCTACTGTAAATCAATTTCAATGGGTATTTTTAGGTGCATATCCCCTATCTCTGCAAGATCTTGTTAAGAGTGGTAAAATTGAATTCCATCCCTGGAAGCCTATCTATGATTACCCTGAACAGATTGATAACCTTAATGTACAGGCAATGGTTGCACCTTTACAAGACAACACCTTCAATAAAGCAAAGAGCGATTTAAAATATATCGAAGCATGCTGCTATGGTATTCCGATTGTCTGTCAAGATCTTTGTACCTATTCAAATGCTCCATATCGCTTTAAGACTGGAGACGAAATGATTGATCAACTTAAAAAGGTTTTGAATTATTCAACAGACTATATGAATATTTCACGATCAGCTCGTAAGTATGCAGAAACGAGATTTTTAGAAAATGATGAAAATCTTTCGAAGCATTTCGAGCTCTATACTACACCTTTCGGTTCACCGCTAAGAAAGTATTTGAAATAAGAAGATATATTCATATTATAAACGCGTAATATGAATTATTTTCCCGGTTATCGGAACGTCGTTTACCTTCCTCGTTTAGGGTGCTGTAGGTTATTCACCTGGGATGAGGAAGGTAAACGCATCTCTGTAGATATTTCTTACAATCCTTATCTCTACATTGAAACAGCAGAAAAAACAGGATTAATAAGTCTCTTTAATACTACACTCAAGAAAAAAGTATTTCCTTCTGGTTACGATAGGTATAAGTATACAAAAGACTCAAACATTAAACGGATCTATGAAAACATAAATCCTGAGCAACAGTTTCTCATTGACATGTTTGATAAAGTTAACGAATCTGACGATATGACAAAGTATCGTCTTAAAATTGGATTTGTAGACATTGAGTGCCCTAGAGAAGATGGGTTCCCTTCTCTTGAAGAAGCTGATACAGTAATAAATGTAATCACCATTTATGACAGCTTACATAATAAATTCTTTGTATGGGGATTGGGCGAATACACTGGTAATACATTTGACTCTACAGTAGAATACAAGTGGTGTCATACAGAAAGAGAACTTCTTACAAGCTTCTTAGCCCATATGGAGAAAGATTACTACGATATTCTTTCAGGGTGGAATTCAGAATACTTTGATATACCTTACATTATTAATAGAATCAAGAGACTCTTTGGTGATGAGGAAATAAAAAGGCTTTCACCAACACAGAATGTATATTGTAGACAGATTCAAGGACAATATGGTAAGTTTGTCAATAAGTGGTATATTCAAGGTGTATCATGTGTTGACTATCTTGATGCATATAAAATATTCAGTCCGGGTACCAAAGAATCATTTAAGTTAAATGATATTGCACAGAGAGAACTAGGTGAAAAAAAGACTGACTATGGTAATATTAGTCTCTATGATTTAGCAGAAAAAGACTGGAACAAATTTGTTGAATATAACATTCAGGACGTTAACCTCTTAAAAAAGCTTGAATGTAAACTTCAGTACTTAGGTCTGTTAAGAATGCTTTCATATGTAGGGTTAGTACCTTTCGAAAGCGGAATGGGTACAATCTCAGTAATCACAGGAGCCGCTGTTATCGAAGCTCGAAAGAGAGGTAAAATCGCTCCGGTATTTGATACAGGCTTTGAAAAGGATAGTAAATACGAAGGTGCGTTCGTAGCACCCCCTAAACAAGGCTTTCAAAAATATATAGCATCATTTGACGTTAATAGTCTATATCCTAATACTATGATTACTTTAAATCTCTCACCAGAGACTAAAGTAGGATATTGGAATAAAAACTCAGACGGAACTACTACATTTAGACATATAAATGGTAAGACTGTAACATTACCTGATGAGAAGTTTAAGAAACTAGTAGAAATTGAAAAGTTATCACTCACTCGAGCAGGAGTGTGCTTTACACAAAAGACCAAAGGAATTTTCCCTGAGATTGTTGATAACTATTACAAGAAACGTGTAGAAATTCAAAATCGATCAGATACTCTATCAAAAGAAATCTATGAGTTGGAAAAAAGTGGTAAACAGCCTGATAAACTTGCAGAGCTTAAGTATAAACATGAACAGTTAGATATTCATCAATTTACACTTAAGATTTTAATTAACCGGACATATGGATACTTTGGTAACAAATATGCTCCCATGGGTGATTCTGATATAGCAAGATCTATTACTTTAACTGGTCAAGCAGTCATTAAGCAATCTAACGAAATTTTAAATTCATACGTATCTAAACTTATTAATGAAACGTGTGATGTATCTATATATAACGATACAGATTCAAGTTACATTACTCTCAAGCCTGTTGTAGATAAGCTTAAAATCGAGTTCATTGACTCAAAGACGGGTAATGTATCAAGCGGAGTACATAAAATAGTTAATGATATAGAAAATCATCTCAATAAAGAGATTTATAATTGGGGTGTAACCGAGCTCAACTCAATGGATTGTAGATTTATATTCAAACGAGAAGCTATCTGTGATACTGCATTTTTCAAAGAAAAAAAGAGATATGTGCTGCATGTATTAGATAACAAAAAGATACCCTGCAATAAATGGAAGTATGTTGGTGTTGAAGTAGTACGAACTACATTGCCTAAACCAGTCAAGCCTTATATCAAGAAAATCATAGAAACTATGATTACCACACAGGATATCAAAAAGACTAATGAAGTTGTATTTGAAACTTATACGATATTCAAAGCTCTAGACATTACTGATATTTCATTTACTTCTGGCATATCTGATTATGAAAAGCATGCAACAAAGTGTATAGACTTTAAGACCAATAAAGGGATGCCTATTCATGTTAAGGCTGCATACTTTCATAACATACTTCTTAAGAAATATGGAGTAGATAAGCAATATGAACCAATAGGTACGGGAGATAAGGTAAGGTATCTTTATGTACAGTCACCTAATAAGTATGGAATATCGTCAATCGGATACAAATATTACTTTCCAGAAGAATTTAAACGAGATCTTAAAGTTGACTATGAGCTCATGTTCTCAAAAATCGTATTTTCAATCGTTGAAAGCTTTTATGAAATAGCAAAATGGCCTATTACTCGGCCAGATCGCCAAGTAAAATCAAATTTGCTAGATTTATTCTCTTGAACTCTGAAAATATAATACATAATTAACTCGAATATGAAACTTATTAACGTAGTAGATACCCTCGGTCGTCTCATCATTGGTGAACCTGGCACTGAATGGCCAGAGGCAGATGTTACACCTATTAAAAACCCAGTTGTTGTCAATATTGCACCAACTCAGAATGGACAAATGTCCGTTCAGCTCATTCCTTATGTCTTTAAGGAGCTCTTAAAGGGTGGAGCTGACGTTACTGTTAACTTCAAGAATGCAGGTCTCAATACCCTCGCAGGAGCAGAAGTTGATGATCGCTTAGTTGAGCAGTATAGACGCATGTTTTCTTCAATTATAACACCGGGACCCGGTGTGATGCCAGGGAAGCCTCCAGGGGGAAAAGTTGTTAATCTTTTCGACAAGTAAAAGGTTATAACTATCTAAAAAGCAACGGCTAACCGCCGTTGCTTTTTTTATTTTTCATGATAGAATACAGTGTATGAGTAAAAATTCTGATGAAATAAATGATTTGTTTTCTGTAGTAGATAAACTTAATCCCGATGGGGAATGGCTTGATAAAGTAACCTTATCAACTGTAGATAAATGGTATGATACAGGATGCTACGCTTTAAATGCAATCATATCCGGTAAGCTGGTTGAAGGTGGTATTCCTAAGGCTCGTATTACCGGCTTTTCCGGTCCTTCAATGTCAGGCAAGTCTAGCATTCTCAATAAGATTATCGGTAATGCTCAAAAGAGAGACAAAAATCTTTATGCTGCAATATGGGATTCTGAAGTAGCACAAGATAGAGCATCTGCACTTGCAATGGGTGTTGATGTTAAACGTGCAAAGTGGTACCCCGTCCAGACAATTAATGACTGTAAGAATCAGGTTGTTAACTTTCTCGATAAGATTATTGAATCTAAAATCAAGAATGAAATTATTATCGGTATTGACTCACTAGGCAATCTTACCACAGCTAAAGAAATTAAAGATGCAGTAGAAGGTAAGGATGCATCAGACATGGGTCTCCGTGCAAAGCAATTAAAGGCAATGATGAGAGTGTTAACTTATAAAGCCGCAAAAGCTGGTGTCACCATTATTTTCACTAATCATACTTATGATGACCCTGCAGCAATGTATGCCTCTACTGTTAAGAATCAAGCAGGTGGATCTGGGCCGATTTATCTTGCGTCAGTATTAGTACAGACAACTGTAAGCAATGAGAAGAAGGATGAAAATAATGATCAAGACACTATGATTGCAGAAGGTCATAGATTTAGTGGCGTTACTCTCGGTGCCTTTACTGTAAAAAACCGCTTTGTGCCACCTTTCCTCAAGGCATCGATGTACAACAACTTCCTCACTGGGTTAGATCAATACTCAGGGTTAATAGATATGTGTGTTAACTATGGAATAATCGAGACAAATGGTAAGACATTTACCATCAAAGCGACAGGTGAAAAGTTAGGTTACCGTAAAAATTTCGAGAAAGATGCAGAGGTATGGAAGAAACTTATTCCAGAATTGGATAAGATTGTTCAGTCTAAGTATCGCTATAACTCGATAAAAGAAGTCGAAGCCGTTATATTACAAGAAAAAGCGATTGAAAACGATGAAGAATAATATATGATAATCATATATGATTAAAAAAGCGTTAGTAGTATTAAGTGGAGGGCTCGACTCTTCAGTAGTATTACATCACGTACACAAAAACCTAGGGTATGATAAAATTCAGACTCTAGGTTTTTACTATGGACAGAAACACTCTTTCGAATTGAATAATGCTCAGTCACAAACTGCTAAAATAGGAGCATCATATAAACAGCTCGATATTTCATTTCTTAAAGATGTAACACAAATATCATCTCTGACAAATGATCAATTAGATATTCCTAAAATGAAAGACATCTTAGGGGATCCACAACCTACGACTTATGTACCGTTTAGAAACATGATGATGCTTTCTATTGCATGTGCATGTGCAGAAAACTATGGTGCAGAGAAGGTATTCTATGGTGCAGCAGAAATTGATACGGTAAGTGGATATTGGGATGCTAGTGAAGAGTTTTGGTTATGGATGAATAAAGTAACTTCACTAAATCGTAGAAATCAGATATCTATCGAAGCACCTCTTATTAAGCTTTCAAAGAAAGAAATAATTGAATTAGGTATCAAGTGTGGAATAGACTTTAAAGATACACGGACTTGCTATTCAAAGAATATACTTTCATGTGGTGAGTGTCCTTCATGCTCGAGTCGTATTAAAGGATTTATAGATGCAGGATATATAGACCCAGTATCATATTCAAAGACTATTAACTGGGAGAAATACAACTGTAAGCCAATAGTATGATTGACTTTAATGATAAAATAGCATTGTGTTATGATAATGTACTCTTAACACCCATGTCATCTACACTTCCTACACGGTCAGTAGGAGATACATCAGTAACATTAACATTTCCTCATAAGAAAAAGCTGTTTAAATTTAATTTACCTGTAATACCTGCTAATATGGCTACAGTTGTAAATACTGAAACTGCTCAACTATATGATAGTCTCAATATTTTCTATGTAATGCATCGACTCGAAAATATAGACGTTTATAAATTTGTTGAATATGCAAACAATGCTGATTTTAATGTTGTAAGTATAAGTACAGGTGTTAATGAAGATACGGAATTAGTACTTAAAGACATACACAAGGGAAAACACAGAGTAGACTTTATCACCATTGACGTAGCTCATGGTCATCATAGTAAAGTGTATGATAGGATTAAACTGATAGAGAGCTTATTTCCTGAAGTAATTATTATTGCAGGTAACGTGACTACATATGATGGTACTATGGATCTCTTTGATGCAGGTGCTGACATTGTAAAGGTCGGAATAGGACAAGGGTCTATTTGTACTACCCGCCTTCAAACAGGGTTTTCAATGCCTATGGTAACTGCAATAGATAAGTGTTGGGATGCATTATGTGAATGGAGATATAAGTGTGCATCAACACCTGGAATCTTTAAACGAAAATATCTCATAGCAGACGGTGGTGTTAAACATATTGGTGATATTGCTAAGGCAATAAGGTTCGGTGCTGATATGGTTATGACCGGTAGACTCTTTGCACAATGTATTGATTCACCGGCTGAGATAAAAGATGGTAAAAAGGTCTACTATGGGTCTACATCATTTCAAGCAAAGAAAACAAATAAACACATTGAAGGTAGAGAATTAGAGATTGCTGCAGGATGTACTATTAGAGAGGTTACTCAAAATATTAAAGAAGCACTTCAATCATCTATAAGTTATGCAGGTGGTAAGGATTTATCAGCTATAAAACATGTTGATTTTACCGTTCAATTAAACAATAATTAAAATATATGTGTGGAATATTTGGATCAAACGATTTAACAGAATTTAAACAACTCTATAGAGATAACTTAACGCGAGGCTCTAAAGCAGTATCATTTATAGAATTTGAAAGAAATTTTGGCCGTACAACAGAACACATCTTTAAAATGCCTATTGATATAGATGCTGTATTATTTCAAAAGCCTGATCCAGGTGATAATTTTTACTATCTCGGTCACACACAAGCACCTACTACTTGTGAGAGAGAACCTGCCCGCTCGAATATGCACCCCTTTAGAAGTAGATATTTACTCGTTGCTCATAATGGAGTAATTTCTAACTACTCTGAATTAGTTAAGACATATAATGCTCGAGAATTACTTAAATCTTCTGTTGATTCAGAAATAATACCCAAGTTAATTGGTTTAGAGTTTAGTGACTATGATACTCATATAGGTATACTCAAAACATTAGAACTCCTAGAAGGAACTGTAGGTATTTGGTGTCTGGATGAAAAATCAAAGAAGGTATATATAGCTCGTAATGGGTCAACTCTCTATTTTAATGATACAAGCTTTTCATCTGTCAAAACGGCGTCCTTCAATGAACTACCCAACGGATGCGCATACGATATCTTCAACAACATCCTATTAAAAACAGTAATCAAATCTTCTTATTTTATAGATGAATAAATTAAACATTACATTCGTTACAGCCACTAAACAATCAGTAGGTAATATAAGCACTAACATATTCAAGTATGTTGATGAAAAAACCTGGATTTATTCAGATATTTCCGCTGAGTATGCTACCTTTCATTGTAATATTGAAGGTGTTCAATATACACACCTTATAAAGCATAGTAATACTGATTCACTCTCGAAGGTATATAATGATGCAGTAAAGCATCTTTCAAAAAATACCAAGGGAGATCAAATTGTAGTATTTGTACATGATGATGTATTTATTAGATCGAGCCTTTCATTCTTTTATCAAGGACTCTATAAAGATTTTGAGAAGTTCGATATTGTAGGAGCAGCAGGTTCTGGTGGTCTCTTAAATATTACAGAGCCTACACTATGGCATATAATGTCTGATCGTAAAGCATGGGCCGGTGCTGTATCTCATCCATATGGAGATGTTGAATGTGTAACAACATTTGGACCTCAAGGACAGCGGTGTATTCTTGTTGATGGTCTCATAATGTGTACTACATTAAAAACTCTTCAAGATAATAACCTCCAGTTTGATAATCAATTCTCTTTTCATTGTTACGATTTAGACTTCTGTTTAGCAGCCAATGAAAAGCGTCTAAAGATAGGGGTATTTTCACAAGTACACAATATATTCCACGTTTCTCCTGGTCTTAAATCTCTAGAGGACCCAATCTTCAAAGCTAATCAAGAAAAGTTTTTACAAAAGTGGGGTACCTAATTGTATTATCAAGAATACTGATAATATATACATATGGCGAAAAAAAGCGTTCAACAGAACAGCGCGATCAATTTGAATTTTTTTGAAGATGTTATAATCTATAATATATTGACGAATGAAGAGTTTCTTGCATCAACTATAGAACATTTAACACCAAAAATATTTACTAAGCCTGCTTCACGTGATGTAGTTCAGATTATTAAAGACTTTTACACTAAGAGAGGTGCGCTACCGAATACTACAGAAATTAAGTCATACCTTCTAACAGAAGAGCAAAAAACAAATTTTAGAAGTCTGTTAGAAGGTCTTAAAGGTATAGATTCAAAGTTTAATAAAGATGAACTGTATTACAATACTGAAAAATTTATTAAAGAGAAAGAGCTATATTTTGCATTAGTTGATACTGCAACTCAATGTGAAAGTGGAGATATAAACACGTCTGAAGTACTTAAACGATTTGAAGATGTATGTAGTATTACTCTTATACATGATTTAGGTTTAGATTATTTAGGAAACATAGATCGACATATAAAAGATCTTCTTGCTACAGAAAAATATATTTCAACTGGCTTTGAGTGGCTTGATAAGAAGATAGGTGGAGGATTCATAGAATCTGGTAGAGCGCTATACTTATTTGCAGGTGGTACCAATGTAGGTAAATCAATCATGCTTGGTAATCTGGTTTGTAACATGGCTGATCAAGGTAAGACTGTACTTCTTGTCTCATTAGAGATGTCAGAATTGATGTATGCAAAGAGACTCTCTTCTCGCATCACAAAAATACCTATAGGATCTCTTGCTCAAAATACTTCTGAACTTAAAAATAGAGTTAATGCATATAAGACAAAAAATCCACACAGTAGAATTATTGTAAAGGAATTTCCACCAAGTACCATTACTCCAAAGCAGCTTGAAGGATTCTTTAAAAAGATTGTTAAGAAGTATAAGAAAATCGATGCAATTGTTATTGATTACCTCACAATCCTTAACTCCCTTGTAGGTACTACTCTTTATGAAAAAGGAAAGTATATAGTAGAGCAGGTAAGAGCTCTTTCTTATGTATTTGAATGCCCTATTATTTCGGCAGCTCAAATTAATCGTGATGGGTTAACAGAAGTAAATCCGGGTATTGAAACACTTGGTGAGAGTCTCGGTCTCGCAACTACACCTGACTTTATTGGTGTTCTCTGGCAACAAGATGAAGAAAAGGAATTAGGAGTTATAAATCTAGGCATCTGTAAGAGTCGCTTTGGTCCTAACTTCGGTGCATTTCGTATGAATATCGATTACGAAACATTAACACTTAGTCAAGATGAAGATATATCTAGTACTGATGAAACTGTAGCAGTATTAAATACCGTAAATAAGCTCTTTAAATCTGATGATGAATAATATAATACAAATATGAAAACTTTTATTTTCTCTGACTGGGACCTAGATGGTGTAGGGTGTCTCTTAGTATACAAATGGTTTCACCCCGATAAGGAGTTCAAGTATATGACGTCAGCTCTTTCATCTTGTTCTTCTAAGATTGAATATTGGTTTAAGACTGAAAGAATGTCATATGATGAAGTATTGTTCTTTGATTTAGATCTATCTCAACTTGCAACAACAAACAAGTGCATAGACTCTATCGGAAACATTATCTATGACCATCATGAGTCACATAATACAGCAGTATATCGTTCTGCAATAATTAACCATAAAGTTGATACAAGCTGTACTAAATTATTGTTCAATATATTCTCTAAAAAGTATCCTGATATTAAGCTTACGTTAGAGCAAATTAAGTTAATATCACTTATTGATGATTATGATTGCTATAGGTTGAAATATAAGGATACTCTCAACTTAATGTTTGTGTATAATTCACTACCATGGGATTCAAAAGCAGCTGACTTTATAGAGCTGTTCCAGGATGGGTTTGATGGATTTAGCTATGACCAGCAAGATATTATACAGACAGAAAAGAGTAAAATTGCTAGTCAGTTAAAGGTGTGCAATATTTACAAAAAAGATAATTGTAAGATTGATGATGAAAAATATTCTGTAGGTATAATTCAACCGATAATTACACCATCACTAAAGCCTTATTACCCTAATGAACTTATCGGCATCATAAACAACAAGTATAAATTTGATGTTGTCTTTTATGTTGATTTAGCAACTCAAAAGGTATCAATTCGTAAATCTAAAAATTGTAAACTCAATCTCTCTACAGTAGCTCAATCACTTATTGATGGTGGGGGTCACGAAAAAGCTGCAGGTGGAAAGATAACGGCTGAATTTGCAAAGTTTACAAAAACATTTGTACAAGTTAAATAAAGTAAATGAAGCACTTTAATTCAGAAAATATCGAAGACATAGAAACAAAGAAGTTAATAATCACCTTTTGTACCTGGCTCTCTCTCCTCTACGGTCGTAAGTTTAATTTTGCACAAGTATTCCTTCTCCTTCTAAAAAATAAAGAGTATAGGGAAACATTAAAAGCAGCAATTAACACTGATAGCGATCAAGAACTGTTTAGAACCTATTTAGAAATTGATCCGACCCTGTTTAAAAGTAAATACATACAAAAGTACATTAATTCGCATAAAGCGTTTATAACAAAGAATTTTAAGTAATGACTGAATACGAGAAGTATATCTATAATGTGTTTCTAAGAGTGACACGTACATCGAAGGGTCTACCATTCAAATATAGAAAAGACTTCTCAGGATTTGAAGATGGTGATGTATATCCACACTTAAAAAAGCTCTGCATATTCTTTAAATCACATCCTTATATAGATGTAGACATATTTTTAAAGTCTCCGTTTAATATTAGAGAGTCGTGTGAAGAGAGGTATTATGCATTAAATTATTTTACCTCACCTAAAGCAATCAAGGATTATACGACTTATTGTAAACATATAGATTTACTACCTCCTGATGCTCCAGAACAAATTGCCCTCACCAAGAGATCTATAAAGTTCATTATTGAGTTTTGTAAAGAAAATAAAATTAGTATAGGTGAGTACATCAACTTTACAACTGAAAGCAGTTATGTACCCTCCTGCATCATCCATTTAAAGAATAGAAGTGTAAACATTTATACTCTCCTACTCTTTAATATTGAAGATGTATTTTTTAAGTTTCAGGATAAAGATTATCTTGAATTTACATTAGGTGAAAGATACAACAAAAGTGATTGGTTCCGGATGCAGCTTTATACCTCACAAAACTTTACAAAACTGAAAAAAATTGTAGAAACCTTGTTGAAATCTGATGTGAATAGTATTAAATAATTATGAATAAATTAACAATTATTCACAAATAAACAAGAAACAAATATATGAATAACTTATTTACAAGTATCAAGGACACCCTCAAAAAGCCTCAAACTAATAGCTTCAAAGACATTTTAAAGCTCGAAGTTGGTAAGACCTACACCGTTCGTCTTATTCCTAATGTAAAGAAACCTGAAAGTACATTCTTTCATTATTACACTCATGGTTGGAAGAGCTTCACTAATAACAACTTTATTATTGAAACATCTCCTACTACATACGAGCAGCCTGATCCAATTTCTGAAATTCGTGGTAAGATTCTCAAGTCAGGATCTGCTATTGAGAAGGAAAAGATTGCAGGTGTAGTTCGCAAAGAGAGCTGGTTAGTTAAGGTTTGGGTTATTGAAGACCAGTCTAAGCCTGAAAATAATGGCTCTGTTAAGATTCTCCGATTCGGAAAACAGCTTCATAAGATCATTATGAGCGCTATGGAGGAAGATGCGGATGAACTCGGTGAGAGGATTTTCGATCTCTCAAAGAATGGTTGCAACTTAGTTATCAAGTGTGAGAAGCAAGGAGATTTTCCTTCCTTCGTATCTTCTAAGTTTAAGACAAAGGCATCAGCTATCGAAGGATTAGATAGTGAAGCTAAGATTAAGGAAGTATTAGCTAATCCAATTGAGTTAGCAAGCTTAGTTCAAGTTAAGTCTTATAATGACTTAAAGAAACTCTTCACTGAAGACTTCTATGGAGAAGTTAAGGAAGAGGCTCCTGCTAAGGCTCCAGCAAAAGCAGCAAAAGCAAAGGCTGAACCTGCTGATGATGATATTCCTTATGCGGATCCGAAGACATCTATCGATGAAGATGTGAGTATTGACTCTCTTCTCGATGGATTAAATAAAGATAATGAGTAATAACGACACTATACAGGAAATGCAAGCGCTTGCCGCGTTGTCTTTTATGACAACGCGGCAACTTAATGATGTAAACAGTTCCATTACGAACCCTACGAACCAACTTAAGCGTGATATCAGACAGCCTGCTACAGTTGTCAAGGATCTTGTAAATAAATCAGTTAGAGAAGCACTCGCAAATAAACCTGACCCTGTTGCGGATATAGCTCAGGAAATTAGTAGACCAGTACCTCAACCTGTAGCACCACCACAACCCACAGTACAGCCTGCTACAGTCGTAAAGCCCGCACCTAATATTGCGAATATCTCACTAGAGCAGTATAATTCTCTACTAGACGGTCAAAAGCAAATTCTCGACATATTAAAATCTCTCTCTGACTCTGTGTTATTATTATCTGATAAATTAGACACACAGAATAAAATCAATAAGAAATTAGAAGATACATTGAAAAAGCCCATTAAGAGTATAACATTGAATTACGACAATGAAAATTACTCTAAACAAAGCTAAATTTCTCGACTTTTTAGACAGTATAGCAAGAATTACAAATCTCTGTTCCGTCAATCTTACTAAGACAGCAATATCATCTATTGCTCAAAATGTTGACGGAACATTAATTTTAATCACATCAACGCTTTGTAATTGTGATCAAGATTTTGACAAAATTACTATTGATTTACCAAATGTAGGTAAGTTAATAAAGATGGTAAAGTTTATTGAAGCAGATGAATTTGACTTTATATATGATGACAATAATCTCAAATATAAAGATTCAAAAATTAGATTTACATATCACTTACTTGAGAGCGGGATTGCATCAGTACCTCAAGTAAACGTTCAGAAAATAAAAGCATTAAAGTGGGATACCTCATTTAGTCTCACATATAGAAATGTCGTAGAGGTGATTAGAGCTAGTACGGTTATTCAAGATTGCAGTAAGGTGTATATCACCTGTAATCAAGATACCGTTATCATTGAATTAGACGATAAGAGTAGAGATAATGTAGATAACTTTACTCTGACCGTTAATACAACATTAGTTGGTACAGAGTTGACTGATCCAGTAATTTTACCATTTGATACAATACGAATCATAGCAGCAACGCGATCTGAAGATATTAAGATTAAAATCAATAGTGAACTAGGAGTTACATTATTTGATATTTCCGACGACCATAATAAATTTCTATATATAGCTGCAAGCTTAATAAAGTAATGCCAAAGAATAAGGTCACAACACTAAGCTACTTTCTAAAGAGGCTTAGAGATAATGGATACATTGCAAATAAGATATTTGCAGATTATTCAGATGTTGACCCTAGAAAGTGGACTATACTCGTTAACCCTACGGTAAATGCACTCTTTATAACTTGTTACGAAAACAAGACAGAATTTAATCAGGTTAGTTTTGAGTTTAATGATGGTGGTCAATGGTTTCCGAGACACCTACAGCTTGATACCGATTCAATGGAAGTAGTATTGCGCTATCTTCTAAAATATGGTATAAAACCTCAAAACATTATTAGATATACATATGGCACATAAAAAAGAAAAACAAAAAGATAATACACCGACTGTTCCTGAACCTGCTAAGCAAGACTCAGGCTTAGATGATGTGGTAAATGCTATTGAATCATTTTCATCTACCATTCCTGGTGGTCAAGATAATATCGATCCTGCAACGCAGAATCTTATTAATGATCTTCAGAAGCAGTTGACGTGCTTTACTCTTATGGGGTATGATAATGAAGGGAAGAGAATTATGTTAATCTGCAAGCACAATGATCAAGAGCTTGATTCTCTTTCTCACCTCTTAGGTCATTTCTTCTCATCATTGAGAAATTCAGGATTTATTCCTGATGATGATGCTGATTTGAGTTAACAGTGAATAATATACAAGATTTCTCATATACATCTGAAAGGATGTATTATAATTAAAGTATGAAAAGGGTATTAATACTTGACAATAACAATCTTTTATATAGAATTTATCATGTCACAAAGCTCAATGAACCTACACTAAATTCTGCAGGTGAAAATATAAACAACCTGAACGTATTTTTAATGTGTGTTAAGTCGTACATCAAGACATTCGCGCCTGATGTGATATATGGAGCATGGGATAAAAAGCTTACCTACCCCTCTACAAACTTTAGAAAGAAGCTTAAAGAAGGTTCCTATAAGGCAAACAGAGACAAGACTGATGTTTACGACATTCATAAGGATGAAGAAGCAATTAGTGAGCTCTTAACTGCATTAGGTATTAAATGCATCTACCCCAATGTCCTTGAAGGTGATGATGTAATATATTATCTCTCTACAAAACATAAAGATGATAAGGTTACAATAGTTACTGCAGATCAAGACTTATGTCAATTAGTTGATCATAATACAAATGTCTTCTTACCGATCAAAAAGGAACTCATAACCCTTGAGACATTTGAAAGTAAATTCAAGTTGCGCCGAGAAGATTTCTTAAAGTATAAAGTTATTAAAGGTGATGCTTCAGATAATATTAAAGGTCTCGAAGGATATGGAGAAGTTAAATCTCGTAAATTCATTTCAAATTGGGATGAAAATCTCAAATCATTAACCGATGAACAGCGTCAAGTCATATCTGAAAATTTTGATATGATGAATATCAGCCGGGGAGTAGAAATTGAATTAGAAGAGTTACCCGTTTATGAGAAGCAATTTGAAGCAAAGAAGGATCTAAAGCCAGATTGGACCTATTTTGAGATGCTCTGCACTAATCATGGTTTAATGGATCATGTCAAATATATGTACAATTGGAAGGCTCTCTTCACTAAGAAGGTAAACATGCCTAAAACAGTCAGTAGCTTAATTAGTCGGTTACAGTAATAAATATTTAATATGAATCCTAATACACGACCTATTTCTCGTCCTTTAGCAATGCAATGCACAGCATGTGGTACCGGTAGCATTAAGCCGCGCATTATCAAAGAAAATGCAACTGGAAACACCATGGCACAGTGGAATTGCCCACGCTGCGGTAATTACTTCCATAAAGGGTATACTGCATATGCACCTACCACAGAAAAGTAATTGCCTTCTCTAGTTAATAAAATATCATAATTACATGAATTTTAATTTACCTACAGAATATGTAGCCCAAAAATTCATGGAGTTAGCTGGAATGCCCGTACATAAACAATACAAAAACGTTTATTACGGGTGTTGTCCTACATGTAGAGAGGGAAGTAGCTGGGGAAAGAAGAAGCGATTAACATATTCTCCGAAGTGTAATGTTATATCCTGCTTTAATTGCGGATTACGACAATCACCTATTAAGTGGATTAGTGATTTAACAGGTATGCGGTTTAGTGAAGTTATAGACGAAGCTAAAGATTATGACATGATTCCTCGTCAGAATGTTAATAATTTATTAAAAGCATCGAAAAACGATGTTACACTACCCTCTTTACCCCATGATAGCATTAATCTCTTTGATTCTACGCAGGTTTTATTTTATAATAGTAACAAAGTAGTACAAAGCGCTCAAACCTATTTAGATCAAAGGCTCCTTAGTTCCGCAGTTAATAGACCTAAATCGTATTGGATAAGTTTAACTGATTTTGTCCATAAGAATCGCATCATTATACCGTATTATGATGTTAACAATAAAGTAATCCATTATCAGAGTAGAGATATTACGGGAGATCCGGATGCAATTAGATATATCTCTAAAGAAGGTGGGGTTAGGTCGATATTCGGTATTAATCAGATTAGAGATAATCTTCCGAACATCTTTGTATGCGAAGGACCCTTTAATAGCACTTTTATTAAGAATGGTGTTGCTGTTGGAGGTATTCAGGAAAATAGTGATACTCTCTTCTCATCATATCAAAAAGAACAGCTTAAGAGCTTTAAACTCTTTGATATTATCTGGTGTTTAGATTCACAGTGGATTGATAATGCATCTCTCTTGAAGAGTACTCGATTAGTAAATCTTGGTCAAAAAGTCTTTATATGGCCTAAAAATGCAGGTATCAAATTTAAAGATTTTAACGATTTAGCTAAGGGGTTAAAGATAAAAGAAATCCCTCAAAGTTATTTACTATCAAATACCTATGAGGGATTAAAAGCTAAAGAAGCTTTACAAGAGATTACATCTCATTTGAGAGTAAGTAACCCTTCAATGACTCTGAAAGAGATCTTAAGTCCTGCGCTACACGAGAGATTTTCTTAGTTTCGCTTCGTGCAATCTTAGAATAAAGAGTTTCACATTCTGCAGTATTAAGTTGCTCCTGCATAGAGTTATTACCCAATCCATTTAACTCTGTAGCAAAATTATCAATAATCTTGATCCATTCTTGGACACCTTGAAGTTGCTGTGCAGTCATCTCCTCTTTATACTTGATAACCGGATTAGCCTGAACATCATCAAACTTTTGAGGATTTGTACCGTCATCTAATGATGCTTTAAAGGCAGCCTTATCCTGATCTTCTGGAGAAACTGGCACCTCGGTTTCTTCAACCTCTTCATTTAAAACGTGTAGAAATTTCTTACCGTAAGGATTCATATTAATTATTTAATCATTAGTCTTAAATATTTGTATGAAATTACGCTGTGAGAAATTTGAGCAACTGACTGAAGAAGTGGGATATAGTGATAAATGGGCTGCAGGAAATGAGAATAAAGGACAAAAGCCGCAAGTTATTACTTATGGAGATTTATTGAGAGATTTAAATAAGCAAGATCTAGATCAAGCAAAAGCTCAAAATGTTCTTCCATATCCAACAGATAACTTAAGTAAAGAAATTGCAGACATATATCTAGCTATTCAGAATGTTAAAGGAAAATTAGGACAAGTAATATCTCACCCTACAGTAATCGAGAAGATAAAGAAGAATAGAGTGGTGCGTATGAAATATCAGCTGGTCTTCGTCTTTCTAAATACTACCCTAAAAAACATACAAAAGATTGTAAAATTGCTAGATAATGTAATTGAAACTCATGACAAAGATGGTATAATGTAAGTATGGATTTAAAGTTAAAAGAAGTTATCAAGAGTATAGGTATAACATTGTTCGTTAGCGGGCTCATCGGCCTATGTAGTTACCTTATATACCCTAAATTAGCACTTGCAGTTAGTCTCGGTATCCTCTCAATAATGTTTCAAGTAATTGTATACAATCTCTGGAAGCAGACAGTCAATTACAAGTATCTATCAATCGCGCGTGAAAATGAAGCGAAGGCAATAGAATTCCTAAGTAGGTTTACCACAAAAGTATATTGCGCATATTGCAATAAAGAAAATACTATTCCTGTTATCATCAATGACGATAACGTCTTTGAGTGTACTTCATGCAAGAAGAAATCTAAAATCATTGTAACACTCACACCCGCACAAGTAACAGATCCTTTAGTAAATACCAATATTCAAGACTACCTTAACAAGAACGTAAAAGATGAATCAAGATAATTTAAAGCCTGCATCAACAATACCTCCTGAAGCTATCTATAAAGAGCTCAAAAGTATTCAACCTACTTTAGTAGATCTCGAGAGATGTATTCAGCAATATCCTGATTTAGCAAAGTATTACAATATTGGCAAATTAAAGAGTAGTCACAAAGATAATACTGTAAGCGAAGCTATAGATGTAGTTGGTTTAATTTTTGAAATTTATAAGAATCAAACTGTAGAAGCAGCCACTAGTAATACACCTAACAATTTAACAGTTTTAACCTGCCTAAAAGATTCATCAGAGAGTCAATTAAAGACTATAAAAACGCTTGATATTAACATTAGCAACGATTATATTTGTATTGCTTTACTGGGTTATCTCATAAAGCAATTAGGAAACAAATATGATTAATAAGACAAATGAGCTAAAAAAGTTATCAAAAATACCAAAGAATACACAGAAAATTAAAGTTCCGCTAGAGTCTAACTCTCATCATCAGATGACAGTTTTTGAGTTAAGTAGATGGATAGCATTAATGAGAGGTATCAACACAATTGAACAACATGCTTATCGTTCAAAGATAAACCTCTCAAAAGATAATAGGTGGATTGCTCCGATTGCTCTTCAACATTTCATGGACGATATCACTGCATCTCAAATAATGGAAACCTTGCAATCTGAAGGTTTAAATTAAAATCATTTTATATGATAAAAGCAGAGATAATCGCAGACAGTATCAACACAAAAACTGGTGATAGAATTACTTCATTCATTCTAGAATACCCGCGAATGGTTCATGCAGAGTTAATGACTCATCGAGTGTTTTCTAAGAATTCAGCATCAAGTAGAGCTATCCCAATTGAGAAGTTTATTGAACAGATTACTGTCAATCCTGCACTTCCAGTATGGTGGGGTAAGAATCAATCGGGTATGCAAGCAAAAGAAGAGCTTGATAATACTATTAAGAGAGTTCGCTCTTCTAGTGAACCAGATTCTACTGATTATGAATATGCGAAGATTATTTGGCTCGAAGCACGAGATTCAGCAATTGAATTTGCTAAGAGAATGAATCATCTCGGAGTACATAAGCAGATTGTAAATCGACTTCTTGAGCCATGGTTCCATATCCGGGTTATCTTAACGGGTACAGAGTTTGAAAATTGGTTTGCTCTTCGTTCGCATCCTGATGCACAGCCTGAGATTCAAGCACTCTCTAATATGATGCTTGATCAATACAATAACTCCGAACCTAAGAGGTTGCAACCTGATGAATGGCATATTCCGTTTGGTGATAAGATTGATCAGTCGAAACTTAATGATTTATGGAATGATGGTAGCGGGATTGTTCATATGTCACATGAAGAGTGGACTAAAGCTGTACAAGATGCAAAAATTAAAATAGCAGTTGCCAGAGCGGCGAGAACGTCATATTTCAATTACGAAGGTAAAGATGACTACAGAGCAGATATTAAATTATGTGATAAACTCTTTGGTTCATCTCCTAAACACCTCTCACCTACTGAACATGTAGCGCAAGCTTATCCAGAGTCAGTATTCATTGGTAATTTCAAGGGGTGGAAGCAGTATCGCAAATTCTTTACTGATGAAAACTTAAAGGATGATCGTATCATCAAAAAGTTGTAATATGAAAAAATATAGAGTGTTTAATAAAGCATCAGACGGATGGATACATGGACCAGGTAATGAAATAAACCTTATTGGAGAAGTTGTCCTACTAGGACACTTTCTTGATGGTGTTAGTATAAAGGATTTAAATTCTATTGTAGTGTTAGAATATACGGGAATTGTAGATCGTCGCGGTCATGAAATCTACGAAGGTGATAAAATCTGCATCGAAAATACCGACCCAACAAGCTGCGCAGGTAATGATATCTGTACCGTAGAATATCACGGATCATGCTGGTGTTATGTAGATAATAATAAACCAGTGCCTATCTGCAATTATATTGGACTTGCTGCAGTTGATGTAGACTGCGAAGTAATCGGAAATATTTTTGATATTGATTAGTATCCACCGTAGACGTCATCACCATTTCCGTTATCTTCATAATCAAACAGTGTCTCTGATGTGGTATCAATATCACCAGGGTACTGTTTGACTTCTGTCATAGGATTATCATAACCAGACAATCTACCTGCAAAGGTATCTTCATATACTTGATGAGTAACTGGTTCTGCAGAGATGCCGGGTTGATATGAGAATTCGAATCTCTTAGTCTTTACCTTCCAAACATAATGACCGATGAGTGGGTTGATATCAGAAATATCTTGATCAACTCGAGAGGTTATTTCAAACTTCTTACCTCCACGGCCTCCAACTCGAGTCTCTCCATATTCGGATAATTCAATAACATCTCCTGCTTTTGGTTCTGCAGTCTGTGAAGAAAGTGCGGTATAGAAAGATGATATGTGTATGTAAAAAGTCGCATCATCTTCTGTAGTCAATCCATATTGACTTAATATTACAGAATTCTCATTCAAGGTCAATGCAACAATGATTTCAATAGGAGCACGATAACTAGCAGTTGTGTGTTCACCATACAATCCATTATGCGCAGATAGCTGATAATTGTAGACATAGTAGTTCGCCTGAGTACCGTACATACAAATTTGCTCTTTCCACCAATCAGAAATAAGCTTACGTTCAGAGCAATTATTGTCTTTATTTAAAAATCTTAAAGGGCCTGAATAATAGGGTTGAGTCATTTAATTAATGTATAATTATTTAACATCTTATCAAACATTATGGTCACTCCTGTATTACCTAACTTACGTGGATTATTAGGAGTGAGATCACTTATGTTGTACTTTGATTTGATGTACTCTAATTCTTGAGGAGAAAGCATTAACCTACCTGAGGGTCTATCTAAAAGCTCTCTAATACGCTTGTTCTCAGTAGGATCAGCCTTATGCATATCAGGAAGAAGGTTCTGATGTACTCTCCCTCCACCAGTCGTGCCCTTTTGTTGGCGCGTTTTAACAAAGGGTGAAGGAGACATAATGTCGGATTTAAGATCCTCAGTGATAATTTTTAAAAATACATCTTTGTACATCTTATTATATTTAATCGATTAGAACCAAAGGAAGAACGCGCTAGAGTATATTCTAGCGCGTTCAATGATATTTTAAAAGTGATTAACTCTTAGGTGCTTCGACAGCAGCCGCATCAGCCTTAACCTCATCAGGGGTCTTAGCCTTTGCCTTACCAACATTAAGAGCGAGCTTATCGACAATAGACTTAATCTTATTTACGATAGAGTCATCCTTAGTAGTTGGGGTAACCGCAGAGATAGCAGATGCCAATGCGACAACTGCAGTTGCGATGTTTACAACGGTCATACCGTTTTCCTTAATCCATACTATTACTTGTTCCATATGTATAATTATTTATTCAAAAACAATAAAAAATGCTAAGGAAGTTAATCCTTAGCATTTAATGAATCTAAATTTATAACAGCTTAGTCACCAATGACGTTGCGACCAGCCTTGACGTTAGAGGTAGGAACATTTCCAGATCCCTTAGTCTTAGTCAATGAAGGAACACCATCTGGCGCCTTCTGCAACTTACCGTCACCTGCGGTTACATCAGTTGATGCAGAACCCTTAGAGACTTTAGAGTTGTGGGAATTTACTACATTCGCCTTACCAGAAGTAGCATCAGGTTTACCCTTCTTCTGATTTACTAATGGAGTACCGAGATCTTCTGCTTCGATAGACTCTTTGTTAAGCCCATCTCCCTCGAGATCATCTTCGCCTTCACCTTCAACTGGTGGAAGCTCTTCACCAAACGCTTCATCACCCTCTTCACCAGTACCTGCTTCTGCACTTAATACATCAAGCGCCTTCTGGAGGTGTTCAATTGCTGCTTGAAGAACTTCTTTAGGATCTTCGACAACATCAGTCTCAGTATCAATATCTTCAATAGCACCGTCTGCGCCTGCATCGACATCGAGCTCATTAAGATCGTTAATGTTCTCATCGCCACTCATAACGTTTTCGTAGAGTAAATCGAATGAAGACTTTTTGCTAGTAGTTTTGCTTTCCATAATTTTCTTCTTGTTTGAATTATTTATCTTACCTTTTTTGCTTTTCTTCGTAGGTTGAGAAAATTTCTTAGGTTCAAAGTGACTCTTATCTGACTTTTCATCAGCAGAATCAACGTTATCCTTCTTTTTACCTTCTGCGGCATCAGGACCTGAATTTTTGATAAATTCTGCCTTAGTCTTAGTTCCTGCCTTCTCGAATGGCTTTGGTTTAAATTTCTCTTCAACTACAGAGTTTGATTGATGGTTGCGCACCTTATCAACGTAGAGTTGGGAGAGTTCGTTTGATACTTTAGTATTCATTATTAAATATTTAGGTATATAAGTATTTTTTTCTATGTCTCATAACAATGAATATTACCTAGGTAATCCAAACCTACCACGCCCCAATGCAGAATTTCAGTGGACTGAAGAGATGCTACGGAATATGAAAAAGTGCAAAGAGGACATTCTTTACTTTGCAGAAGAGTTTTTCTATATCATTAATCTTGATTCAGGTAAGCAGAAGATTAAGCTTCATAAATGCCAAAAGAAGATACTTAGAAAGATGAGAGATAATCGCTTCGTAGTTCTTTTAGCAAGCAGGCAAGTAGGTAAAACTACTCTAATGACTATATTCGCTCTTCATTTAGTGTGTTTCAACGAGCATCAGAACATTATTATTGTTGCAAACAAAGAAGCAACAGCAATTAACATCTTTAAAAAGATTCGTATTGCATATGAACAACTACCTAATTATCTAAAGCCTGGTGCTGCAACGTATGGTAAAACTTCAATGGAACTAGGAAATGGTTCAAGCATTGGTATTACCACTACATCTTCTGATGCTGCTCGTGGTAGTTCTGCAAATTGTATTCTTCTTGATGAGATGGCATTCATTGATCGTCATATTATGGATGAGTTCTGGAATTCTGTATATCCGGTAATTTCATCATCAAAGAAAGCAAAAATCTTTATCGCAAGTACTCCTAATGGTACTAAGAATCTCTTTTATACTCTCTATCATGAAGCACTTAAAGGTGATACAGGTTGGGCAGCATGTAGGATTGATTGGCATGAAATTCCTGGAAGAGATGAAAAGTGGAAACAAGAAACTATTAAAACTATAGGTTCTCAAGAAGCATTTGATCAAGAGTTCGGCAACTCATTCCTTGAAACAGGTGAAAGCTCTCTTGATAAGGAAACGTTTGATCAAATGCGTTCTGTATGTACTGACCCAACATATATTCTTGAAGATGGTAAATACTTTATCTGGAAAGAACCACAAAAGAGTAGAGTATATGTTGCAGGTGTTGATACAGGGGAAGGTGTTAACAAGAATGCAAGTTGTATTCAGATATTCGATATTACTGATTTAACTAATATAGAACAAGTTGCAGTATACAATAATAAATCAATCAGCCCTTATTCATTTGCTACAAAGGTAAATGAAATTCTTGAACAGTGGGGTAAACCTTATGCATTAATTGAGCGTAATAATTGCGGTGCAGAAGTAGTAGACCTTTTAGTTAATCAATATAATTACCCTAGATTAGTAGATATTGCACCGCGCGGTGTTAAGCTAAACTCAGAACGCAGAGGTGTTATTGCACACACTAATACCAAGTATATGGGTATTGTTAATATGCGCTATTGGGTCAATGAAAAGCGAGTGGTACGCTTTAATGATAGAATGACAGTTCATGAATTCAGTACTTTTGTAAGACATGATAATGGTACCTGGTCTGCACAGACTGATCAAGATCAAGATGATAGAGTTATGAGTACCGTTTGGGCTTTGTGTATTCTTGAAAGTACTATCGTTTCAAAGTATTTCGAAATTATTAAAGTCGATAGTAACAACAGACCTACTCACATTAAACCTCTCGAATGGGAAGAGGGTAGTCAAATTGGAAAACTACCAACATATAAATCTGACCCACAAAATAATTACCTACCTATCATGTTACCTGGTGACCATATTGATGAAGATGGGTTCGGTGATCAGTTAGCTACCCTGGGCTGGGAACAATTTTATAAATAAAGATATATGAGTAATAGTCAAGATACGGATGTAATTGACCAATCAATTTTAAATAAGTCACGTAAGGATAAATTTCTCCTTATTATGAACTTACCTACCTGTATGCGCAGTATTGATAAGAATACTATGGAGCAGCGGGCAGATGAGAATGTAAACTTTGATAGGCTTCAGTTCTCTGTATGGGGAACAGTTCTCCCTAATATCTCAGTACCTTCAGTTACTGTCCCTTATGGTGGTCAAAATATTGCTATCAGCTCTCATGCACGACCTGCGTATCCTGAAATCACCGTTAACTTCAACATTGATAATAAATTTTACAATTATTGGGTTATCTGGAAGTGGTTAAATATTCTCAATGATGCAAAGAAATCTGGGTATGATGTATTAAACTTATCTAATATACAAGATCAACATGATGCTGGTATTTTAAACAAATATACTGCAGACTTTTCACTCTTTGTTCAGAATGAATATAAGAGTAATGTAATTGAGTTTGTTTATAAATCATGCTTACCTACAAACCTAGGAAGTGTTTCCTACGATTATAAGACAACTCAAGAAATAGATTGTTACTTCACGTTTAGCTTCTGGCAGATACATCCTACATTAAAGTAAATGAACACATTCTTAGAACATATAATTTTATTTGAAAAGTGGGACCTTGCATATAAAGCATGGGAAAATCAAACTGATGAAAATACTATTGAACTGTATATTGATAAATTCAAAGTACTAAAACAAAAAAGACGTATACCTAAAGGTAAAGATGATATCATAGTATGGACAAAGGGAGAGTTCGCACCCTTTAAGAAATTTATAGACGAATTATCTACTCAAGATGAAAAGATGATGAAAGCTCGCCTTGAAGAGCAAAAGAAACTCTCACAAGGAGTTGAAAAAATTTTTGAGAATGGTAAGGCTTTAGTTCTGTGGATAAAATCTTACGAAGCATCATGTAAGTACGGTGCTGGTACAAAGTGGTGTATTTCAGGAAATACTGATGAACATTGGGATTCTTATATCTCTCAAGGTATAAAGTTTTACTTTATAATCTTCAAAGGTAAACCACAATCTGACCCGTTTTATAAACTTGCAATCGCAGTATATAGTCATAATGAAGATGAGAGCCCACTATATGAAGTGTATAATGCTATAGACAGCAATATATCTACACAGGATACTCAAAGCATTTTAACTGAAAACAATATACCAATATCCCTCTTTACTAACCCTACTGATTGGAATAAGTGGCTTAATCAGTATAAGCATACAATAAATTCTGATGGTAGTGTAACAGTACAGGAGTCAGTTCAGTTTCACGATGCTATTAAGAAACTACCCTTTACATTCGATACAATATATGGAGATTTTAAAGCATCAGGCTTACAAACATTAAAGGGTTCACCTAAAGAAGTTACTGGCACATATGAAATTAGTTACTGTAAACTAGATAATTGTATTGATGCACCTAAAAGAGTTAAAAATATCTCCATTCATAATAGCGCTATAACTTCCTTCAAAGGTCTACCTGATAAAGTGTTTAATATATTCTTAGAGTCTATCTCATGTGAATCGCTTGAAGGTCTCCCTAAAATTGTTGAAGCAAATTGTAAACTTAGATGGATACCTATAACCAATCTTAAAGGATGTCCTCAACAAATCGGAGGGTCGCTATCAATAGCTAAATGTAGTAAGCTAACATCACTTGAAGGTCTTCCAGCAAAATATATTGAACAGCTCTGGATCGGAGAATGTAATCATCTTCGTCACTTTAATATACCTACAGAATTTATAAGTTCACTTTATATAGTATCTCAATCTATAGAAAGAGTCGAAGTACTACCTAAAAGGGTTGTTTCATTAGCGCTTGAACATGCGACTATCGAAAATGAAGCACTCGAGGATTTAAAGAAGCACAGAATGTCAATTACTGGAGACCTTACAATAAAGTCTTGTTCATGGTACACCCCAACAAGACCTGGACAGACAAGAGCGGAATTAATGAAAGAATTACAAGAAACATATCCATCAACATCCATTGATGAACTAAAAAAGGTTTCTCTTAACTTTCACAATCATTTTAATATTACAAGATTTATACTAAACTATATATTTGATATAAAACATCTAGATAATAACCAAATTACAATACTATAAATAATGATATATGGCATGCAATGATCCAGCAGTAAGTACATTACAAAATCTGACCGCGTTTCAAGGTACCTATCTTAACAATAGAATAGACACCTTTGAAAAGCTGGGTGATCGTATTTCTAGATCTCTAGGGTATCCTTTAATCAGTGTTGAAATTCACCGAGATCAGCTGTATGACAATATTAACATTGCTTGTGAGATGTTTACCAAGTTTGCAGGCTATACTGAAGAATATCTCGTATTTGATTCTGCATTATATGATACATATAAAGGTATCAAACTAGATACATTGTTTCTCTATACTCCAACTCTTTGCTCTACCTTTACAGAAAATGCAGGTGCATCTGGCGGTCATGATCCAGATTTAAGAGCACCCCGTAAAGTAATTGATGTGTTTAATTTTGAAGAAGGAACTTCAACCGGTATCAATACCCTCTTTACAGTTGAACAAACACTTGCACAGCAAACATATTTTAGTACCTCAATGGGTAACTATGGGTTCGATTTAATTAGCTGGTATGTATTGAAAGAATGGCTCGAATTAAGAGAGAAACTCTTATCTCAGCGCTATTCTTATACGTTTAATAATAGAACACAATACTTACAACTCTTTCCACAGCCAAATCAGAATACTCGCTTCTATGGAGTTGTATGCTGCTATCTTGAGAGACCACTATCTGATATCCTTAAAGAGCCTTGGGTGTATCAATATGCATTAGCTCTTTCAAAGATTTCTGTAGGTAATGTAAGAGGCAAATTTAATACTCAGCTTTTAGGAGGCTCTACTATTAACTACAATGATTTACTTTCACAAGGGCTTCAAGAGAAGAGAGAGTTAGAAGAGAAGCTTTATACCAGTACCCCTGGATTTGGCGACTCTCCAAGTTCAATGTTCTTTGTAGGTTAACATGAAAAGCTTTAAACAATTCTTTACAGAAAATAGTGAATGGAGCGGATGGGAGCAATATACATCTATAGAAAAGGATGAGTTAAAAGAGGCTCTCAAGGGATATATAAACCATCTTCGGAGTATATATCATGAAAAGGTAGTCAGTACTGATATATTTTTAATCAATAAAGCAATTGGTTTAATTGATGAGACTGATCCTACAAGCGTTGCAAAAACACTTGCAAAGCTTTCATCTGATATTCGATGGAGATTAGGAGATTTTGTAGATGACAAAGCATCAAAAGAAGCACAATCTATATATTACTTTCTACATGACAAAATATCACAGTATGTACAAGCACCAGTAAAGCCAACTCCAGACTTCACATTACCGAAAGCATTACAATACAAAAGCAAAGAAGGTAAGCTTTATACCAATGATGTCTCTATATTTGGATTAGAAGATATGAGACCAGCGATTAATTTAGGGTATGGAAGATATACATTAGATAAAGAGTTTATTAACAAGCGTATTACTAAACAAAATATATATCTCGATTCAGGATTAGGAATTGTAACTGTTAATCTCGGTGAAGTAATGCAGCAGGTGTATGATAAAATTATAGAAATGTATCCTGATTATACATTCCCAGATGAATTTAAATTTTAATGTCAAACGATTATTTTAAACAAGGAACCTATAAGCCCATTAACCCAAAGAAGTATATAGGTAAAGAATTACCAAAATATCGCTCTTCATGGGAGCTAAAACTCTTTCTTTGGTTAGATCAAAACATCAATGTATTAGAATGGTGTTCTGAAGGAGTAGTGATTCCTTATATGTGCCCTACTGATGGAAAGCTTCATAGATATTATACTGATTGCGCAGTCGTAATTAAAGAGGGCCCTACTACCCATACCAAATATATTATTGAAGTAAAGCCTAAAAAGCAAACAGAGCCACCAACAGTATCGAAGAAAAAGAAGAAAGAAACTATAATCTATGAGTCTCTTACCTGGACAAAGAATCAAGCTAAATGGAAGGCTGCAAAAGAGTGGTGCTCCAAGCATGGGTATAAGTTCTTAATACTTACTGAAGAACATTTATTTCAAACCTCTAAATAATTAATATGTCACAATCACTTGAACAGCTCTACAACGAGCACGTAAGACCCATTTCTCAGGAACAACGTAATGTTGTCAATGAAGGGCTCTTAGACCGCATTAAAGGTCATAAGGAATGGCTTACTTCAAATGTTGCAGGTTTAAAGCAACGTGGTCAAGCTGCAGTTGCGGGTGCTAAATCATTTGCAAAGAATGATATGCCCGGAGTACAAAAGGCATCTCAGCAATTTAAGCAAGTAGGAACTACAGCAACATTTAGAAAGAATAAAGCTGTTATTGATTCTCATAATGCTAAACTTCAGAAGAGTATTGAAGATTATGTTGCTGACATGGTAAAAATCGGTGCGCTTGATGATGCTGCAGGTAACCAATTAAAGACAAACCTTTTAAGCACTGTTAAAAAGGCTGCTCCACGCGCATGGGCCAATCAAAAGGGACAGGGCGTTAAATTTTAATATCTAGATTTATAACACTAAATCTATAAATATTTTAAAGTAATATGCTTTTTAATCCTCATAAACTCTTAATAGAAGGTTTCGATCCTCAATCATTTGAATATATTGTTGAAGAGAAGAGCAATAATGCACCTGCAACCTTATATGTAAGAGGGCCTTATTTAGTTGCAGAAGAAATCAACAGAAATAAACGTCGTTACCCTCTCGATGAATTAATCACTGAAGTATCACGTTATGATACTGAGATGATTAAGACTAACAGAGCAATGGGAGAACTTAACCATCCTACCTCTCCAGAAGTAAATCCTGAAAGAGCATGCCACGTTATTACCGAGCTCAAACAAGATGGTAATGTCTTCATCGGTAAGTCAAAAATCCTCACTTCAACTCCTATGGGTATGATTGTAAGAGGGTTGATTAATGAAGGAATTAAACTTGGGATGTCTTCTCGTGCATTGGGTCAATTGATTGAAGAAGCAGATGCAGTTAATCTCGTACGCAAGGTACGCTTGGTTGCAGTTGACTGTGTTGCAGACCCGAGCGCTCACAGAGCATTTGTTGATGGTATCTTAGAAAGCAAGCAATACGTTTTAAGAGATAATGGAGAACTTGAAGAGTGCTATGATAAGTTTAGTTCTTCAATAATTTCCTTACCCCGTAAAGATAAAGAAGCATATATTAAGGAAGCTATTTGCAACTTTATTAAATCTTTAAATAGCCATAAATAATATTATGAGTAAAATTTCCGAAAAAAAGGCAATTACTAACTTTATTAAATGCGTCTCAGAAGAAAACTATTCTGATGCACATAAATATTTACAGTTAGCTGTTGAGAGTAAACTTAAAAAGCGTATCGCTCTTGCGCAGAAACAAAAACTATTTTAATTATGTCATCACCAACCACTGATATCAAAAAGATTCTTGAAGAAAGCACTAAGGATGTTTTAACAGAGCAAGTGCGTACTGAAATACAAGAAGCATTTGAAAACGAAGTAAACACAAGGGTTCAGCTTCATGTTGAAAAGGCATTAGCTGAAATGGATGTAGAGCTTACCGGTAAGGTAACTACCCTTCTTGAGGCTATCGACAAGGATCATTCTGCAAAGCTCGATAAGGTTGTTGCAGCAATTACCGAAAACCACACAACTAAGCTTAAGCAAGTTGTTGAGATGTCAAAGAAGACTCTTAATGAAGATGCAACAACGTTTAAGAACACTATTGTTGAATCTATTTCAAACTATCTCGATACATATATTGATAGCGTCATTCCCGTTGAGACCATTAACGAGGCTGTCAAAAATAAGAGAGCATACGATCTCTTAACCAAATTCCGTGGAGTGCTTGCAATCAACGAGGCAGTATCTCTCGAAGCAGTTAAGCCTGCAATTGAAGATGGTAAGAAGCAAATCGATACTCTTACTGAGTCTAACAAAGCACTTCTTAAGGAACGTGATGAACTTGCAAAGAAGTTCGAGCGCGTACAGACTCAAAACATTCTCTTAGAGAAGACTGCATCAATGCCTGATGACAAGAAGAAGTATATTGTCAAGATGTTGAGCGATAAGTCTCCTAAGTTTATTACTGAGAATTTTGAATATTCAGTCAGCTTATTTGATAAGTCTGAAGAGAAGCGTCTCGTCGAATTGAAGAACGATGCAATGAAAAATACTGCATCATTCGATGTTAAGAATGAGACCATCAACGAAAGTGTCAATGAAACCAAGAACGACACTCAAGAAGTAGAAAATAAAAATAATCCTGTTTCAGTTTACTTAAATGAGCTGAAAAAGAATAAATAATTTTTGTTGAGGTATAACACTAAAGAATACCTGATTGATAGAAATTAAGGAAACGAAAAATTATGAACACAAATCACTCATCTTACATAGATGAAAGAAAAGCAAAAATGCTTGTAGAAAAGTGGAGTCCAATCTTGGATTTCGCATCTAAGAATGTTCGTCCAATTGAGGATGATCACACCCGTCGTACCACTGCTATTCTCTTAGAGAATCAAGAAGTATGGTGCAATGAGGCAACTAACCAGTCTGGTGTTGCAGGCAGTCTTGGTGTATTCGGTGGTGCTAGCACCGCTGGGTTAACTAACTCTGATAATTACGCAGCCGGCGATAGCCGCTTGCCTAAGGTACTCATCCCAATGATTCGTCGTACTTTCCCTGAGTTGATTGCAAATGAAGTTGTCGGCGTTCAGCCAATGACTGGACCAGTTGGTCTTGCATTCGCACTCCGTTATAAGTACGAAGCAGATGCACTTGGTAATGGTGTTGACGGAATTGGTTCCGGCACTGTTACTGCACATGGTGCAGCAGTTCCTGCTGACGGCAAGGAATTAGGCTATCAATACCTCGACACAAGATTTACTGGTACGTCTTCATCTGTTCTTACAGGTGGTGACTTTGCCTTTATTGACAGTGATAAGGGTGTTGCGGCACTTCTCGGTCAGTATGAATTAACTGGACGTATCCCACAAATGGTTATCTCTTTCGAGAAGACTGCTGTTGAAGCTGGTACTCGTAGATTAGCTGCTCGTTGGAGCGTTGAACTTGAGCAAGATCTCAAGAACATGAACGGTATCGATATCGATAATGAACTCACAAATGCAATGTCATATGAGTTACAGGCCGAAATCGACCGTGAAATGATCATTCGCATGATTCAAGTCTGCTTGAATGCTGGTAGAGATACTGGTTATTCATTCTGGTCTCCATCTGCTGCAGATGCACGTTGGCTCGCTGAGCGTAATCGTGACTTCTACCAGAAGATCATTGTTGAAGCTAACAAGATCGCAATTCGTAACCGCCGTGGTTCCGCTAACTTCATTATTGCTACACCTAAGGTGTGCGCAATTCTCGAAATGTTAAACGAGTTCCAGTGGATGCCTGTTAACGGTAACGTTAATACTCAGCCAGTCGGTATTGCGAAGGTTGGTAACCTCGGTGGACGATTCAATGTGTATCGTGACACTCGTACGGAAGCTCAGAGCATGAACGGTGACCGTTCTGCAGCTGATGCAATCGAGTATGCATTACTCGGTTACAAAGGCCCTGAGTACTATGACTCTGGTATCATCTACTGCCCATATATCCCTATTATGGTTCAGAGAACTATCGGACCTAACGACTTCTCACCTCGCGTGGGTATGTTGACCCGTTACGGTGTTGTTGATAACATCTTCGGTGCTAACCTCTATTATCACTTAGTGATTATACGTGGTCTTGGTACTGCATTTGCTCCGGCACAGGCTAACGTTTACATGTAATCTTACAAGTAATATTCAAAACCCTACTAGATTTTTTCTAGTAGGGTTTTTTATTTTATAAATAATAGTATGAGCCGCGATGTCAAAAATCTTCAAAATCTTTATAAGGTAATATTTGAGAATCATAACATACCACCTGAAGACCCATTAGGTGATGATAATTCAGAAGAGCCTACTGGTTCTGATATGGATGCAGATTTTAACAAGGGTGAAACTAACTTCCCTCATGGCAATGGATACCCTAATGTTGATAAAGACTATGAGAAGGTAGTCTCTATAGAGGTTATATATGGCACAGATGAACGTGCATATGAAGCATGGTCAGCTCATGAAGCTCTTAATGTTACAAAGAAGGCTAAACAACTATTTCCTTGGATAACTATACCTACAGATTCAACTAATTTACATTATATATGGGACAGTATCTCTCGTTCTGTTACCGGTATACTTTATTGGATAGAAGATAAAACTCAATATTTAGAAGGTTGGAGAAAAGAAGAAAAGGATAATGCATTAAAGATTGCTCAGCAGTATCCTGATCTTCAAGAGAGGTGGAACGAATATAATGACTTTATATCTCTCACCTATCAGAGCTCTCCTGATAGTGTTGAGAATCCTAAGAACTATCCCGTTTTTGTAACTCTCTACGATAGAACGCGGCGCATGGGTGGTCACGAAGAGGGTGGATGGTATTATGATTACTATGAAGTTATAGACTCCCATTCTGCAAATAATTATCCACATGCAGAAAAGATTGCTAAATACCTTTACAATAAATCTCATCGAGGTGATTTGGATGGTCAGCCCTGGATTATTCTTGAGAAGAAAACAGGATCACAAGTCGATGATTCTCCACGTACCTATCAATAAATGAAATCATTTAAGCAATATTTTATAGAAGAGTATTCTGAAGATATAATTCTTATAGGTACGATTGATATAAACTCTCATGAGATATATAGTGAAGAAGTAACTAAATCTTCAAAAAAGACTCATAAAATTCTTGAAGATAAAATCCCACAGCATCTTAATTATCATGAGCTTAAGCGCTTTAGATATGACCCTCATACTAATATAGTATTCTGGTGGCTTCTTCAAGAAGATATTAATCCTGAATGGAAAATATCCGTAAATCTATACATTAGAAAAAGATATGATCAGTCTCCAAAACATGTAGGTATGAAGGAGAAGAATAAGTATAATGTAGTTAAGCCTAATATGGAATATGCTGATTATACTCATGGGTATAAGACTCCTATTGATTTAAAGACACGACTCCAGGCACTTCATTCAGAAAACACTCAATACACTGTCGACGATATATATATTGGTGCTGTTTATAAGTCCGGAAGAGTAAACGGACTGTGGACTAAGAAAGGACCTAAAGGTAAAACGCATGCTAATTTAGGTGGTATAAACCTTGGGGAACGTTTACCCTTTAGGTATGACCCATATACAAACACGGTATTTTGGTGGGAATTCAGTCACCCATACCGTAAACTCTTAACACCATATGTAAACAATCATGTATTAAATTTAAAGATTTCAAGCAATTTACCTCGACATAAAGACATGATAGATGAAATAAGTGGTGAAGAATATACTCATGGATATGTCAATGAGTGGGATAAAACCGGCTCAGTACAAAAGCCCCTTAACCCTAAAGCAATGCAGACTCTTGCAGATAGATTTAAATCTATGCAGTCTGAAAGTGTTGAAGATTTAACCAAAATTGAAACAGAGATCTCTTGCGGATAATTATCGTATGATGCAATCTGAGAGTTTAGATACAAAAGGAAATAAATAATAATATATGGCAACATTGACATTACAATCTTCACACACTACTGTGACACATGCTCCGTCAGGATCTAATGTGCGTGCATTATCTGCATTCGGACCTAACGTGACTGGGAAGTTTTCTTCTTCTTCGTTCTCTACATCTGTTACGGGAGTTACTGCAATTATTACTGATATTACTATTGGTACATATCCAGTATCTGATGATTTAGCAGCACCGTTCTTGTTTGACTTTAGTACCTTTACTACGCCATATTACCTCAAGACTTCTACTGCATATGGATTGTCTGCAAAGGTTGCCAGCTGCTATGTAGGGGTACAGAATGTTGCAATTACTGTAACTCTTTCATCTCAGTTCCTTTCCGGCTCTAATGGTTCTACATTCTCATTAGATTCTTCTGCACGTACTTGGACATTCAACTACAATATTACTGCAGTTAATGTTCCAGTGGGTAATCAACCATGCTCAGAACGTGTTCGAAAGCTTTATGCCCTTGGTTATATATAAAATCATATAAATCAAATCAAACCCCTTTAGAACAAAAGCTACACATGTTCTAAAGGGGTTTATAATTTAATCGAACTCATTAAATAATAATATATGCTCTTCGAAGAAAAAGTTAGTCAATATCTGTCAAATTTCATTGTTCTAGAGAAAAAAGGAAAGACTTATGATTATGGTATCTTAATGCTCTACCTAGATAAGTCAGACAATAAACAATTTATACAATTCGGAAAGAAACACATACCTGATGAGGTTCTTACAAATGATGGAAGAGAAGATGAACCCCATGTAACCTGCCTCTATGGATTTAAGCCTAAGACAGATATGGATAAGGTTAAAGCTTTTATTAAGCAGGAAGTGACTGAACCATTAACTCTAACTCTTAAAAAGGTATCTCGCTTCGAAAATGACCACAAAGGCTTTCATGTTATTAAAATAGAAGTAGAGTGTGCAGAGCTTAAATCACTCTATAAAAAGCTCCGAAAAGAGTTTGCAGACGATATTGAGAATGAATACCCTACCTGGAAGGGTCACATTACCTTAGCATATGTTGAGCCGGGTGAATGTAAAGATTTAGATGGAAATGACACTTTTGACGGAAAAGAATTCACCGTTAACAAACTCATTTTAAAGTCTGCTAACGGTGATAAGTCTACAATAAATTTAGATTAACTTATTGTCTTGATGTCTTAAAGTGGTTTTCAGTAACCGATGAAGTCCGCTCCACTAAGTTTTTAATATCCTCTGTTTCTATAGAATACAACCTACAAGGATTAATATCCCAACCTCCACGTCGAGTATAGAAACATTCAACAAAGAGCATCTTTGGCTCGATAATTTTTAACAGATCAGAGAAGATAGACTCACAAATCTCTTCATGAAAATGACATTCATCTCTATATGAGACAATATACTCTAGAAGAGATTCAAAATTGATGTCCCATTTATCAGCTTCATAGATAATAAATACATCACCGAAATCAGGTTGACTAGTTACCTTACAGTTCGACTTAAGAAGAGAACTATGCAACTCTCTCAACTGACCATATACTGGAACTGGCCGTCTCTTTAAAATATCTGGACTCCTCTGATATTTGGTACAAGTAGGATTAAAAGACTTTTCAAGCGTAATAGCTCCTGATCTTAAAATTCTAATATCATTATCATAATATGTAGATGTCTCTGCAGGAAAGATTTTAACCTTTACTTCACCACCAACTGTCTTAGAAAGATCTTCAATAGCTCTCTTTTCTACATTAGCGAAGCACTCTTTGACAGTATCACCCATCTTAGTGCCATTGAATGAATTGAAGTAGAGCTTAACACTCTTTGATTCAACAATATTTTTTGTATTTGCAGAATATTCAAATTTAACTTGACCTGTTACAGGTAATCCACTATTCATCAAACATGAAAATTCATATCCATTCCACGTATCAAACCCATACATATGACGAGAAGTGTCACCGTCAATACATCGTGTACCTACAATGTTAAGATGATCACGATTACGTTGACGCGGCTCTCCGACTAAGAGTGTGGGATCATATTGCGTTTTATACTGTGATGTTTTACCTAGATGTGTATTTATTTCATTCATAAAAAAGATTATCTATATGTTTTGTGACAATTTCAAAGCGTTCATCAATACTACCTTTAACCTCTATAAGGTTAAATGATTTACCAAAGGTTGA